ATGTTGACGACAGATTTATTTAGTTTTGCCTTTGTGCCAGACTGGTACGGGCAGTTGGATGAATTGGCGCAGATGGCCCTCCCGGAGCCGTGGCGGTTCAAGAAACCAACCAATGTGACGAAAAACCAGGACACACCTATTCTGGAACGCTATATACATATGATTTTTCGCAAACAATGCATTGAGTTCAATTCAGCAGAAGATGCCAGAAAAGCAGCACAGTTCTTCCATGTGGAGAATGAGAGGGCTTGTTTCCACACCGGACTTTATAACAGCCGGTATAAAGGGATTTATGCTTTCTTTGACCGGAACCACAAGAAGGATTCCATGCTGGAATGGTATTTTAGGGGATTCTGTGACGAGCTGTCGCCGTGGCTGAGATACATACAGCCTCTGCCGCAGAAACCTTCCTACTACACAGTGAAACGGGGTGCGGGATTTAATCCGGACTGGCCGATCAGGGTAAACGTAGAACACATATTAGGAGATACAGAAAATCTGGAGAGGATTCCGGCGAAGATCCGCAAGGCGAAGAACCTGCCGCTTTTATTTGAAACAGCGGTGGAGCTTGGCAGGAGGAGGGCCGTGGTTGAACCGGGGCTTGTAGTGCCGCAGGGATACCAGGGGAAGATACAGTATCTTCTTCCGGTTTACCTGACGAACATGAAAAAGCCAGACCTCGTGATGACGCTGGAAGTGATGGATGGATATTACATGGGACACACCTGCCTGACTCTGGAGATGGCTTACCTAAACGCCAGAGTGGTCGCAAGGCCGCTGGTTCCGTGGCTGACAGAACTTGTGAAATAAAGATAAGAGAATAAAGATAGAGAGACGCCCGACAAAGTTAGATGCACATAGGATGGTGCTTTGTCGGGTGTTTCTGCCCTATTACAGCTGTTTACCCTGTATCAATGTTTGTACTGATATTCTTCTTATCAGAAAGTCGATGACTGTTTTTAGAGGAAAATACAGGAACATAGATGTTCTGATAATCGATGATGTTCAGTTTACGATAGAGAAGCGTAGAAATAAAAGTTTTAATCCGGCAAAATTTTACTCTCTTTTTTATAGAGACACCTGAAAGGAGGTGGTGCGTATCCATGCGGCTCCGGCTGTGCCGCATGGAGTAGGGTAACGGCCAACATCCCTGCAGATAGCAGGGGCAACGAAAAATACATATATCAAATGCCTGGTTCGCGAGAAGGCAAAGGATATTTCATAAGGCGGTTTTACATATGTTCCGGCAGCGTGTCGGAAGGTATCGAAAAAAAATCGCTGTGAAGTACCCTATGGTCTTGCTGCGCTTTTTTCAGGCATTCGGGCGGGTTTGGGTGTACTTCCGGCACTCAGGTCCGCCTTTTTCTATGTCCTTTGCCGCCTGCTGTGGGGATCACAGCTTGTCTGTGAATAACCACGGCCTCTCGTGTCCGGGCGGAAAGGACACGACATGGAAAGAAAAAAAGAAAAGTCCGGGCTTACATTCCGGCAGTTACGGGAGATGGTTGGAAATGGTACAGGGCATAAGACTCCGACTGCAAGGCAGTTAAGGGAATCCGGAGAAGAACCTGTGGCGGTTCGGGAGATCGGGCCAGACGGGAGTCTGAGCGTGTATCCGGGTGGTTATGCTGTCTACTCCAACGGCAGCGGCACCACTGTCGTCAGTATTGGCGAGTGCGGTGAGTATACATACCAGTTCCACAACGGGGAGGATGGCCTGCCCACAGAGAGCAGACTCCTTCTGGATGGAGATGACTGGAGCGTGGCGGTGGCCCTAAAAGGAGAGGAACAGATCGAGGCGAACCTAATGAACCGGAAAGGCGACCGGAGGGGGAGCAGGCAGTATGTGGAGGAGTGGGAACATATCCGGGTGGAAGAGGAAGCGCCGGATGTGTTGGATGCGATCATTCAGAGGGACATGCTGTCTGAACTGTTAGATTGTCTGACGGAGCGGCAGCGTGAAGTTGTCACGGCATACTTTTTCGATGGACTTACGCAGCAGCAGATTGCGGACAAGCTAGGGATAGCAAAACAGTCTGTAAACGAAAATTTGAAAGCCGCAATAAAGAAGATGAAAAAAATATCAAAAAATTTTTGAAGTACCCTGACAAACCCCTTCTCCCACGACAACAGGTGAAGGGGTTCATAGAAAACTCCTTCCCGGAGGCACAGCCACCGGAAACAGATTTGACCGGAAGGAGGATAAGTCAATGGATGCAGCAAAGAGATTCACGATGGACATCGGCACCAGAGATATGGGCAGGCCCATCTGTGACGTACACAAAAGGGGAATCCGTAACCGGGTTCTGGATGCGCTCTTTGGCAGGGAGAACCGTGTGCTGATCATCATGCCAAGTGGATGTGTGGACAGCGTTTCATTCTACCCCGTGGAAGCGCCTGCAGAGGAGGACACCGATGGGAGTTAAGGTTACGGAAAGCACGGCAAAGACCATTTACGTTTGTTCCCCATATAAGGCTACTTCCCTTTCAGAAGCGGACCGAGAGTGGGAAATGAAAGAGAACGTAAAAAGGGCAAAGCTGGCCTGCCGGATATTAGTGAAGCTGGGGTATCTGCCTCTTGCACCGCATCTGTATTTCACTCAGTTCCTTGAGGATGGTGATGAAAAGGAACGGGAGGAAGGTATAGCGCTTGGGATGCGGTGGCTGGCAGTTTCAGACGAACTGTGGGTATTCGGGGAGCGGATCTCTGACGGCATGAGCCGGGAGATCAGTTATGCCAGGGAACTTGGCATCCCGGTACGGTGCCTGCCGGAACCGGGCAGGCTGATCGAGTGCATCGTGAATGCGTGGAAACAGAGACAGGAAGAACACACGGAGGGCTGCCGGGAGCAGGGCAGCCGAGATCAGGAAGAAAGTGAGGACACGAACCATGAGTAAAAAGGATATGAAAAAAGAAGCAGTCATTTTGAGAGTGAGAAATCTGCACATCCATTTGGACGAGCATATGGAGACCACGAATCATTTTGAAAAGGAAGATACACCATGCTGCTGTGGCTGCCAGGGTGAGGAAGTGGAAATCGATCTGGATGAGCTGGCGGCGGAGCTTGCCGGGAAGACCGGCATTGAGATGAGCATCGTGAAAAAGGTGTTGGCGGCAGAAGAACGCATCCTGGAGAAGATGGGCGTTGTTGAGGTTGTGGAAAGAGAAACCACAGAGGATGATCCGCAGGAGACTGATAGTGAGACACAGGAGGAGCATACGGCACAGGAGAGCCATAAGCCGGAAGGCAGCGCATCTGATTTCCTGGAAAACGAGTTCCCGGAGATGTTAGGGCAGCTTCTGGGCGGGGCTATCCTCATGGGTATTATGGAGTCCGTGCTGCCGGAGGGAATGCGTCCGGGAAAGAAATCTGAAACAGGAGGGTTAGGCCATGGCAAAGACCGAAAGTAAAGGAAAGGCAGCAGGCAGCGCTCTGCTTCCGGCAGTCAGCCCGGAGAAGATCATAAAAGGCATGACTACCATCTTTCAGGGGTTCTCCATCATGTTTGACGGAATGGCAGAGCAGATGGAACTGGTATCGGGAATAGCCGGCCAGTTGCCCGGTGCGTCTGCACTGGCAGATAAATCAACGGGTAAGGCTGTGTCTGCTGGTAACAGTGGCTCAAGCAGTAATGCTCCGTCTGAGAAAGCAGATACCGGACAGACAGAGAGCAAAGACCTGGACGCATCTGGTAAGGCGCAGGATGTAGAAGAAGATACACCCCCTTGGGAGGAGCAGAAACCCGGTTCCGCAGATGCAGCGCCGTCCGTGACGCAGGATGATATCTCCCGTGTCATTGTGGCGAAGATCAAGCAGAAGCGTGACAACAATGCGAAGATCGGGAAGCTCTTAAAAGCCTACGGGGTGAGCCTGCTGAGTGAACTGCCGCAGGAGAAGTATGAAGCGTTCCTAAATGACATCTCCCAGTTGTAGGAGGTGCGTATGGGAAAACACGCATTATTATCCGCCTCCAGTTCCAAGCGATGGCTGGCCTGTACGCCTTCTGCCCGTCTGGAGGAGAACTTCCCCAATGAATCTTCAGTGTACGCACAGGAGGGGACGGCAGCCCATGAACTGGGAGAGTACAAGCTGCGCCGCTATCTGCATGAGAGGGTAAAACGCCCGAAATCGGAGTTTGACAGCGAAGAGATGGAGGCAAACACAGACCTTTATGCAGAGTTCGTTATCACGACCATCGAACAGATCAAGGAGACCTGCCCCTATCCGCTGGTGATGGTGGAGGAGCGGCTGGATTACAGCTACCTTGTGCCGGACGGGTTTGGCACAGGAGACTGTGTCATCGTGGCCGAGGGAGTATTGTATGTGATTGATTACAAGAACGGTTCCGGGGTGTTTGTAAGCTGTGAGCATAATCCCCAGATGATGCTGTATGCGTTGGGGGCATTGCACGCCTATGGGTATCTGTACGAAATCCGGGAGGTTTCCATGACCATCGTGCAGCCGAGGCTTGAGAACATTTCCACATTTCGCTGCACAGTGAAGGAACTGACAGATTGGGCGGAACACTATGTCCGGCCAAGGGCGCTCCTTGCCTTTGAAGGGAAAGGGGAGCAGGTACCTGGTGACCATTGCCGGTTCTGCCGTGCCAGGGCAGTCTGCCGCGCTTGTGCCCAGGAGACGCTTGCCCTTGCAAGGGAGGAGTTCCTTGACCTGGATGCTGGGGTACTGGCAGAGGAAACGGAACTGACGGATGCTACTGCACCCTACTGCCCGGACAGGGGAGTACCGACTTTTAAATCACCGGCACTGGTTTCCAAGCAGGAGATTGAGGCAATCCTTCCGACACTGAACCGCATCTCCTCCTGGATTGAGACGGTCTTTGCTTATGTGTCCAGTGAAGCCATCAACCATGGCGTCATCTGGGATGGGTACAAGATCGTGGAAGGGCGGTCGAAGCGGCAGTTTACAGATGTGAAGGCCGTGGTGGAGGCTGCCGGGAAAGAAGGATACACAGATGTTTATAAACAGGAACTGATCTCCCTGACAGAGTTTGAAAAGATGATGGGGAAAAAGAAGTTTAGGGAAATCCTCGGCGCTTTCGTGGTAAAGCCGCCTGGGAAACTGACCCTTGTGCCGGTATCCGATCCAAGGCCGGAGGTAGACTTAAGCACCGCTGCCGAGGAGTTTGAGGCACTGGAGTAATAACAAATATATTTTTATGGAGGAAACGATTATGGCAAATGTAACAAAGAACACACCGGTAACGAAAGTCATCATTCCCTGCCGTATCAGCTTTGCGAATATTTTCGAGCCGAAGGCGATCAATGGCGGGGATGAGAAGTATTCCGTGTCCTGTGTCATCCCTAAGTCGGATAAGGCCACACTGATGAAGATCCATAAGGCAGTGGAGGCAGCCAAGGAGGATGGCAAGGTGCGGAAGTGGAATGGGAAGATCCCGCCGAACCTGAAACTGCCCCTGCGTGACGGAGACATCGACCGCCCGGATGATGAGACCTATCAGGACTGCATGTTCGTCAATGCCACATCCAAGGATGCGCCGGGGATTGTGGATCGCAGGGTGCAGCCTGTGACTGATCCGATGATGGTCTATTCCGGGTGCTACTGCAACGTATCTGTAAATTTCTATGCGTTTAACGCCAATGGAAACCGCGGTGTGGCTGCCGGCCTTTCCAACATCCAGTTTGTCCGTGACGGGGAGCGGCTTTCCGGCCGTGTATCCGCAGAGGCCGAATTTGACGCACTGGAAGAGGAAGAAGGCGTACTCGGCGGTGCGGATGAGGAACTGCCGGATTACTTGAAATAACTGCGGGGTGTAACTTAGCAGGCCACAGACAGGCGCCGGGAGGTAAAAAGGATGTCTCTCGGCAGCCTTTATGGAGGTGGAGCATTTGAAAGAAATTTTGACTGATATTGAAACGTATGGGGAAGTTGACCTCAACAAGTGCGGCCTGTACCGGTATGCCTCGGATGACAGCTTTGAAATCCTGCTTGTTGCATGGACTGTAAATGAAGGGCATGGGTTTGGAGAAACGCGACTTGCCGACCTTGCAAGCGGCGATCCGTTCCCGGAGGAGCTGCTGTCTGCATTTCTTGATCCAGATGCAACACTGATCGCCCACAATGCGGCATTTGAACGGGTGTGTTTTTCTTATTACTTACAGCGGAATTGTCCGGGATTGTATCTGCGGGAAGGAGAGTTCCTTTCACCGGACCAATGGAAATGCACGATGGTCATGGGTGCATCCCTGACGCTGCCATTTTCCTTAAGGGACGCTGCGGCAGTATTAAAGACTGCGGAGCAGAAGGATAAGGAGGGGGAGCGGCTGATCAAACTGTTTTCCACCCCGTGTAAGCCCACAAAAAGCAATGGCGGCAGGACACGCAACCTCCCGGAGCATTACCCGGATGATTGGGAGAAGTTCAAAGGTTACTGTGTGCAAGATGTAAAAGCGGAACTTGCTATTTACCGCAGGCTGTCCAGGTTCCCGATGCTCCGGCAGGAATGGCATCATTACCATACCGACCAGCGGATTAATGACCGGGGCGTAAAGATTGATACGGAACTGGTACAGCAGGCGATTGCCTGTGACCTTATGCTTTCCGACGCCATGGCAAAGAAGGCTTATGAACTGACTGGTTTAGAAAATCCCAATTCCGTACCGCAGCTTAAGACATGGCTGGAAGAGCGGGGAATCCCGATGGAGAGCCTTGGAAAAAAGGACGTGGCGGCAATGATTGTGGAGCTGGATAAGAACGGTGTAGATGAGGAAGCCCTGTCCATGTTAAAGCTGCGGCTTCAGATGGCAAAGTCGTCTGTGAAGAAATACCAGGCGGCAGAACGATGTGTCTGCGGTGATGGCAGGGCAAGAGGGCTGTTCCAGTTTTACGGGGCATCGAGAACCGGGCGGTACTGTCTTGCTGAAGGGACGCCTGTGCTTGTAAAGGACTCCCACGGAAAAATTTATGAGAAACCCATAGAGGATGTTCGTACAGAGGATTTGGTATTCGATGGTGAAAACTGGGTGAGGCATGAAGGCGTGGTTTTCAGGGGTGATAAAGAAGTCATCACCTGGGATTGTATCACGGCCACAAAAGAACACAAGGGTTTTATGGATGAAACAACACAAGTGACATTGGAAGAGGCGATGGAAAGGGGGCATTCGATATGGAGAGGAAAGAATTCTGTGTTTACCGGATCGTGACACCAAGCGGTAAACATTACGTTGGCTACACATCTATGACGGTCCCCGAACGGTGGCGCCACCATAAGAGAAGGGCTTACAGAGGGGAGTGCCCGGACCATCCGTTTTATAACGAACTTCGCAGTGCAGACCCGAAGGATTTCCATATTTACACGCTTCACCGTGTCCATAGCCGACAGGAGGCAATGAGGCTGGAAATGGCTGAGATTGCAAATACGCCACAAGAATTGTCGGTCAATCTGTCCAGCGGAGGGGTAAATGATGCGGCGGAAGGTGGGCGGATCTTCTGGGAAAGGCTGAATGCTGACCCTAAGAAAAGAGCCGAATATTTGAAAAAGTTATCAGACACGAAGCTGGAAAATGACTGGACAGATTATGAGTCCCTTACGGCATCAGCGTTGGAATGGCGCAGGGCAAATCCAAAGGAGGCATACCGTATGGCGTACCGGGCGATCCGGATCGCCAACAGAGCAAATGGCTATCCGCCGCCATCGTACCGCAGTGTGGACGAACGCCCGTTAAAGGAAAGACTGATGCACAAATACAGATTGAATGAGATACGCAGAGAAAATACAACCAGAATCTGGGCCGGGCGTACTGACAGGCAAAGGGCAGCTATCGCACAGAAAATCTCTGTTTCTGCATCAGAAAGAATGCGGAATTTATCTCAAAAAGAGAAACAGGAGATCACCCGGAAAGCCAGAGACAGCATCGACCGTGAAAAACAGGGAGCCGCTGCAAGTGAAGGAATAAAAAGATGGTGGGCGGAACTGAAAGCTGATCCGGAAAGGTATGAGGCGTATATGGCAAAAAGAACAGCAGCATTGTTAAACACCATACAGCGTAAAAAGGAGGATGCCGCACAATGAGGACTTATGACATTGTGAATGCTGGACCGAATAACCGTTTCATGGCAAATGGACGTATTGTTTCAAATTCCGGCAGGAATATACAGCTCCAGAATTTGCCCCAGAACCACATCTCCACACTGGAAGAAGCCAGGGAACTGGTAAAGATGGGCTGTTTTGATATGGTGGAGGCCGTCTATGGGAACACACCGGATGTCCTGTCACAGCTGATCCGCACCATGCTGGTTCCAAAGGAAGGCTGTGAGTTTATCATCGCGGATTTTTCTGCGATTGAGGCGAGGGTGCTGGCATGGGAGGCCGGGGAGCAGTGGCGTCTGGATGCTTTCAAAAGCGGCAAGGACATCTACTGTGAATCCGCAAGCCAGATGTTCCATGTGCCGGTTGTGAAGAACGGCATCAATGGGGATTTACGGCAGAAAGGGAAGGTCTCAGAACTGGCCCTTGGTTATTCCGGCTCCACGGGAGCACTGATCTCCATGGGCGCATTAAATATGGGACTGAAAGAAGCGGAACTGCCGGAACTGGTTGAAAGCTGGCGGGAGGCAAACCCGAAGATCGTGCAGTATTGGTGGGATGTGGAGAAAGCGGCATTGGATACTTTTAAGACGGGAAAACGGAATGAGATCGGGCCGATTGCCTTTGAATTTTATTCCGGGACGCTTTGGATGGTACTGCCGTCCGGTCGGAAGCTGGCCTATCTGAAACCGAAACTACAGCCGAACCGATTCGGGCGCATGAGCTTGACTTTTGAGGGCACCGGAACAAACCATAAATGGTGCAGGCTTGAGACGTATTCGGGAAAACTCGTGGAAAACGCAACACAGAGCATTGCCCGCGATATCCTTGCGGAAGCCATGCAGAGGATGGAGGCGGCCGGCCTGGACATCGTTGCCCACGTACACGATGAAGTCATCATAGAGGCCCCGGCCGGGAAGTACACGGTGGAGGAAGTCTGCGGGTTGATGGCAGAGAACCCTAAATGGTGTATGGATCTGCCGCTTAACGCAGCCGGTTATATCGGATCACAATTTTATTTCAAGGATTAGGAGGAGCCTATGCCGCACACGATGGGATTAAAAGACGGGACGGTCACCACCCTCCTCCAGTATAAGGATTTTCTGGAACTGGTGGATTCCTACATGGGGTATGAGGCCAGACGGTATCTGGAGGAGATGCAGTGCGATCTTGCCGGACTGGAAGAGGATATGGAGTATGCAGAGAAGGAATACGAGAGGCAGGGGGACCATCAGCGGAATGTGCTGAATAACATCCGGGAGGAAGCAGAGGCGCTGGATACGCTGCTTCTGGCAGACCGCCTGGACCGGAAGCGGATACAGACATCTGTGAAACGGATACGGCAGATGGTCATGCAGGAACTATAAGGGTGTCTCTGTGGTACGGACAGCGGCCGGACGCGCAGGCGAATCATTATGCGTCCGGCGCATGAGCAATGGAAGGAGATAAGTGAATATGAAAGCAGGAAGAAGTTTACAGGAAGTGATGATGGAGCTGGACCGGCAGAACCGGGCGAAGAAAGATTATATCGGGCCGGCACAGGGGATGCGGATGCGGGATGACGGCAGGACATTTGAGATCAACCATCTGGTGTCCGGGGAGCAGGAAGTGTTTGGCACCACACAGCTGTTCCACAGGCAGGTGGCCTCTGCTCTTGGCATTCCTGCGAAATATTATGACATGATGGCGGCGCAGAAGCCGGAGCTTTTGGCAGAGAATGTGAATGCCTGGTTTGGGGATAAGATGGTCAGCTATATGGTGCGTTCCATGGATTACGGATACGGCCGTGTGGCGAGGGCGTTGTTATCAGAGAGATACCGCCGCATTGACAACATGGAGATTGCCGCCGCCGTGCTGCCTTTGTTTGCCGGGAATGACCAGTATGAGGTGGTGTCCAGCGAAGTGACGGAGAACCGGCTGTATTTAAAGATCGTGAACCACCGTCTGGAGATGGAAGTGAAGAAGGGGGATGTGGTGCAGGCCGGCGTGATGATCTCCAATTCGGAGGTTGGGCTTGGGGCGGTATCCATCCAGCCTCTCATTTACCGGCTGGTCTGCACCAACGGCATGGTGGTCAATTCCCTTGGGGAGCGCAGGCATCATGTGGGACGGCAGGCGAAAGCGGTAGAGGACAGCTTTGAACTGTATTCGGATGAAACCATGGAGGCAGAGGACAAGGCGTTCCTTTTGAAGTTAAAGGACATCACGAAAGCCGCCATTGAGGAGAGCCGCTTTGCACAGGTGGTGGATAAGCTGAAAGAGGCGGCCGGCATCCCTATCACGGGAGCCGTGCAGGATGTGGTACAGCTGGCCGCCCAGAGCTTTGGCATTGTCCAGGAAGAGCAGGAAGGCATCCTTAAGTATCTGATTGAAGGCGGGGATTTGTCATTGTACGGGCTGTCCAATGCGGTGACAAGGGCAAGCCAGGACGTGGAGAGTTATGACCGTGCGACCGCGCTGGAGGGGCTCGGCTGGCAGATGGCATCCATGGAGCCTTCGCTCTGGAAAGAACTGAACAGGTAAACGCCTATGGAAGAAAAGAAACAGACACCGTATGAGTTCCGGTGGCGGGAAGGCGCTGCAAAAGAAGAAAGCCGTCCTGTGTCCAGCAGGGGACACAGCGACCCTACGGCTGATGCCGCTATCGCAAGGGCAGACCGGGAACTGCGGCGGAAGAAACAGTCAGGCGGCAAAAAGCGTACACAACAGAGTATATCCCATCGGGGAGAAGAATCCATGCAGGAAAGCAAAGTAGAGCAGTTCTTCGTGGATGCAGTAAAGAAAGCGGGCGGCCTTGCCCTGAAATTCACATCCCAGAGCATGAATGGCGTGCCGGACCGTCTGGTGCTACTGCCCGGCGGGAAGGCTGCGTTTGTGGAGTTAAAGGCTCCGGGGAAACAGATGCGACCGCAGCAGAGAAAGCGGAGGAAACAGCTGATGGCCCTGGGGTTCCCGGTACTGTGTGTTGACCGGATGGAACAGACCGCCCCTGTGATGGCAGCACTTCAGGCGTGGCAGCCGGGAGAAATACCGCCGGATGGTATTGGCGCAGCTATCCCGGAGATACAAAACGTGAGACTGCCGGAGGGAGGTGATGCCCGATGAAGTTCATACCACACGATTACCAGACATTCTGTACGGAATATATCAAGTCGCACCCAGTGTCTGCCTTATTCCTGGATATGGGCCTGGGTTGAGGAAAGACCGCAATCACGCTGACCGCAATCAATGACCTGATGCTGGACTCCTTTGAGATTTCCAAAGTCCTGATCGTGGCACCGCTGCGTGTGGCGAGGGACACATGGCCGGCAGAAGCTGCCAAGTGGGACCATCTGAAATATTTAGACATCTCCGTCATTGTTGGGGATGTAAAGGCACGGACGGCGGCACTTCATCATCCGGCGCTGGTGTATGCAGTGAACCGGGAGACGGTCAAATGGCTGGTGGAGTATTACGAGAAGAACGGCCTGCGTTGGGATTTCGATATGGTCATCATAGATGAGCTGTCGTCTTTTAAGAATTACAAGAGCCAGCGGTTCAAATACCTGCGGAAGATCCGGCCGTTCGTGAAACGCATGGTGGGGCTGACGGGCACGCCATCTTCCAACGGCCTTATGGATTTATGGAGTGAGATAGGGATTCTGGATGGAGGACAGCGGCTTGGAAAATTTATCGGGAGATACCGGGAGGCGTATTTTAAGGCCGGGAGCATGAACCCGCAGACAGGCGTGGTGTTCCAGTATGTGCCGCGCCCAGGAGCGGAAGAACAGATCTATGAGCGGATTTCCGACATCACGATTTCCATGAAAGCACTGGACTATCTGGATATGCCGGAATGTATCAGTACCATCCATGAGGTGGAGATGGATAAGCGGGAAAAGACGCTTTACGATATGCTGGCAAAAGACCTTTTGATCCCTTTGGAGAACGGGGATATTGACGCCGCGAATGCGGCGGCGCTTTCCGGGAAGCTCCTGCAGATGGCAAACGGTGCAGTCTATGATGAAAATGGCGAGGCAAGGCGGATACACGACCGTAAGCTGGAAAAGCTGGAAGACCTCATCGAAGCGGCGAATGGCCAGAGCGTTCTGATTGCGTACTGGTATAAGCATGACCGGGAGCGCATTATTAGCCATCTTGACAAGATGGGAATCCGGGCAAGGGATATCAAAACCTCAGAGGATATCACGGATTGGAATGCCGGGACCATCCCAGTGGCGCTGATCCATCCGGCATCTGCCGGACATGGGCTGAATATCCAGCAAGGCGGTCATATCCTGGTCTGGTTTGGACTGACCTGGAGCCTGGAACTTTACCAGCAGACGAATGCACGGTTGTGGAGGCAGGGACAGACAGAGGTGGTAAGCATCCACCACATCGTCACAAAAGGCACAGTGGATGAGGATGTGATGGCGGCACTGGAAGCAAAGGACGTGACACAGGAGAAGCTGATTGCAGCGGTGCGGGCAAGACTGTATGCAGAATAATAAATACAGAAGATTATTTGTGGGAGCATGATAAAAGCTGCTGCGGGGAAGGAGGAATAAGATATGCCAGGAAAAAGAGATGCAATTCCAGAAAAATATGAAAATGAGGCTGCTGAACTGGCACAGAGATATACGCATATTCTTTCTGAAAGGCAGCAGCTTGAAGATGCGATGGAAGGAAGGATTGTTTACACAGAGGAGATGGCAATACAGGATTTGTTGGGGAGCGGGCAGCAGGAAGGAGAGAGGGTGCAGACTAGCAACATTTCCAATATACCAGAGAGGATCGCTATCCTGCTTGCAGACGGATATGTAGAAAAGCAAATCAATCGTATAAAAAAGGAAGCACTTAGACGGATAGATGAATATATGGATTTGTGTTTGAAGGTGAATGCTGTTGAAGTTGCAATGAGGGAAAGGATGACAGAGCGGGAGGCCCTGGTATTCCGGCAGATATTTATTGAGCATAAATCCCAGAGTCATGTGACCGGGGAAAACGGCAGAAAACTTGATAAGAAATCTGTATACCGTTCTAAAACAGCAGCTTTGCAGAAGGTAGCGGACGAGTTATACTTTCAGGATTATATAAGGGGAGAAATAATGCCATGAAAAGGAAAGAAAGGATGCAGAAAGCAGCAAGTGAAGATACTTTAATTTATGTGCAGGAAATCATAGGATCGTATCGGTCAATGAAGGAAAGGACCGTAAGTTTTGAGAAAAAGCACAGTTCCCTTTTGGAATTAAGCGGTGTCAATATGAATGCATTTCTACCGGAAAGCATACCCTCGGAGGATTTGTTCGTAGAGCCGGACATCCCGCCGAAGGACAAGGAGGGCGTGAGCAGATACCTGCACGAAAAAGAAAGGGTGTATCTTCTGGAACGCGGCGTTGCTTTATTGGAGGATGAGGAAATCCGTGGTGTCGCAAGGGAATCGTTTTTGGAACAAAAGAGCCGGTCTGAAATTGGGGAGAAGTGGTGTGTATCCATTGCTACAGTCACGAGAAGGCGGCAGGAGGCTAAAATACTGATTGCACAGTATGTTGATTCTTATATGAAATGGAAAGTAGAAAAGTTATTTTATTAAAAAGACAGTTTCTTCAGTCAAAGATAGGCTGTAGAAACTGTCCGTTTTTATTTTGAATATGTACTGCTTTTTTCCTCCAGCAATTTGAAATTACAGCATCTGGAAGCCAGGGAAGAATCGGGGATACGAAGGCATTTCGCATACAATTTCTCCGCTTTACGCTGAATGGCAGACTGCATACTGTCTATAATGGCTTTTTCTTTTTGGAGCAGGTAAATATAATCGTTTTTCTCTTTTTCATTACGGAAGGATCGAAACTGCTCGACCTGATTATACTTTAACTGTGTGATGCAGGAATCGGGGACAGGGAACATAGTAGTGGTAACTATTAACTGTCAACAGGACACCAACGTGCAATTTCAGTTTCTCTCCATATTCGACATATCCCACGCGGGAATCGAACTGGATCAAGTATCTAATATAATCCTTATCTACAACGTACCAATCCATAAAGCCTCCGTAAAGTAAAAAAGTGGGTGGCTTGCCACCCACTGCTGTTAATCGATTGTTTTGGTTGGACAATCTAACCGCTTTTAAACGACCGTTTTAATTGGACGGCCTAACCGCTTTTAAACGATTGTTTTAACTGGACAATCTAACCGCTGCACAGATATCTCTATCTGTATCTTTAGTATATGCGATTTCACGGAAAAAATCAATATCGTTCAAAAAATTTTTTCTGTGAGCCGACAGATGCTTTTGTTGAGCCGGAACTATAAAAAATTGAGCCGTTTCGGGACTTTAAATGCCTACGATTCCTGTGATATTCTTATAATGCGAAAAGTGAAAAGAAAGCTGATCGATTGGCTGTACTTGTGAAACGATCCGCCAAGTTATGCCTAAACTAAGGTTCAAAGGCATGGTACTATCTTAGTGCAGAGATATTTTTATGTCAATGGCTTTTAAAATAAAGTGCTTTTCTCATGTATATAAATGACACATTTGACCGGAAGTGGAGTTGGTTCCTGCTTCCGGTTTTTTCATGCCCTTTTGAGGGCAGGTGTATAGGAAAAGAGGTACCGGATGGGACGCAAGAATAAACGGAGAAGATCGGATTATGACAGGCCGATTCACATGAATAAATACATAGACCAGATTGGCAGGAAAAAAGAAAAGACTTCTGGGCCGGCAAGGGCATTGGATGTGTGTATGCGACCCCAGACAGAGACGGGAACCAGAACAGCGGTTTCACAAACACCTCCGGTTCCACAGTTTAACAGAAACCGGAATTACCCGCAGAGGGGCGACATCTGGTTTGCGAAGCTGGGGAACCATTACGGGACATCCGTGCAGAGCGGTATCCGGCCGGTGCTGATCGTAAGCAATGACACCGGGAACCACCATTCCAAAACGGTGACAGTTCTTCCCATGACTACGAAGATGAAGAAACCAGAGCTGCCTACCCATGTGTATCTGGATGATTCGGACTGCACCCGTACCGGGCAGCAGATGTTTGAACCTTCCATGATCCTGGCGGAGCAGATCACGACCATCGGGAAGTCTGCCCTTTTGGACCATGTGTGCCGGGTGGAGCGTGAAGGAAAACTGACAGAGATCGAACAGGCAGTCCGGGCGCAGCTTGAATTGTGATACACAGTGGTATTGCAAAGCTGCCTCCCGGACTGCTTTTACAACAACAGAAGGAAAGCGGGGTATGACCTTGGTTAATTTTATGAACATACCGGCAGAATTGAAAACCGCTTGCAGATTCTGCGTCTGGAAATTTGAGAAACGCAGCGGGAAGAAAACAAAGATACCCTATAACCCCAAAACAGGAGAAAAAGCAAAGAGCAATGATGCCAGGACCTTTACTGACTTCCGTACAGCGGCGGCGACTTATGCCATCGGAGGATATGACGGGCTTGGCATCTGTGTTGGAAACGGTATCGGCGCTTTTGATATTGACCATTGCATCCGTGAGGATGGGACACTCAATGATGTGGCGGCGCAGGTGCTTTCCGTCTTTGATACCTGTTACGTGGAGAAGTCGCCATCCGGTTCCGGTCTGAGAGGTTTCTTCCATGTGCCGGGAGATTATGTATTTGACAAGACGGTCTATTACATCAATAACCGCAGCAAAGGGCTGGAAGTCTATATGCCCGGTGCGACAAACCGCTTCGTCACGGTGACGGGGGATGTTTACCGCACGGGGTATATACCGGATAACCCGGAGGCCATGACTGCCCTTTTAGATTCCATGATGCGGCGTGCCAAGCAGGTCACGTCATCACACATCGAGCACCGTTCTTATCTGACGGACGAGGCGGTGGTCGAACACGCGCTGAAATCTCCAAGCGGGGATAAGTTCCAGAAATACATGGACGGCGACTGGCAGGAGATGTACGATAACCAGTCAGATGCCGACATGAGTTTTATTTCCATGCTGGCGTTCTGGTGCGGCTGCGATGAGGAGCAGATGGACCGCATTTACCGTAGTTCCGGCATGATGCGCCAGAAGTGGGACAGGAAACAGGCCGGCACGACTTATGGGGCGTTGACCATCCGGAACGCAGTGAACAGCTGTACTTCCATCTATCTTCCGGTCAATGCACAGGATATCGTGGAGGAGGAATTTTCCTGCCTGGATGAAGAAGATGTGGATTTCCAGCCGGATTTTTCCAGGCTGGCATTGACGCTGGAGGAAATGGCTCCCCATTCCAACCCGCGCTACGGCAGGGAAGAAATCGGCATCGGGAATATGTTTGCAGATTATTTCAAGCCCATAGCGAGATACAACAAAGAGCGTAAGCTGTGGTATATCTATGACGGCACGGTCTGGCAGGAGGATTTGGGGAGCCTGAAAGTGGCGGAACTGGCAAAGATGCTGGCAGACAAACTGTATGTGTTTGCCCTTACCATCACGGAAGAGGATGCCAGAAAGCGGTTTATTGACCGCGTCCGCAAGCTGCAGCTGAGAAAGCACAGGGACACCATGGTCAAAGAGGCGACTTCCGTTTATCCCATTCCCATGGTGCTTTTTGATAACAACACCTATCTGTTCAACTGCAGGAACGGCACCCTGGATTTACGTTCGATGGAATTTAGGGGGCACCGGCCGGAGGATTTTTTGACGAAATGTTCCGAGGTGGTGTATGACCGGGACGCGGACTGCCCAAGATGGAGATCCTTCATGGATGAGATCATGCAGGGGGATACCGGGCGCATCCGCTACCTGCAGAAAGCGATGGGGTATGCCCTTTCCGGGGATACTTCCCTGGAATGCCTGTTCATCCTTTATGGTGCAACCACCAGAAATGGCAAAGGGACCACAATGGAGACATTCTTAAAAATCATGGGAGAGTACGGGAAGAACGCAGACCCTTCCATGCTTGCGATGAAATTCACTGCACAGGGAGGCGGTCCATCGGAGGAACTTGCCCGCCTTGCCGGTGCGAGGTTTGTGAACATTTCCGAGCCGGAAAAGAAGATCACACTGGATGCTGGGCTTGTCAAAAGGCTGACCGGCAATGATACGATCACTGCCCGGTTCCTCCATGAGAACAGCTTTGAATTCCAGACCCGGTTTAAAGTGTTCGTGAACACAAACCATCTGCCGAACATCACAGACCTGACTCTGTTTGAATCCGGACGTATTAAGATCATCCCGTTCAACCGCCACTTTGAGGAGCATGAACAGGATAAGGGATTAAAATCCTTTTTTGCCATGCCGGAGAACCAGTCCGGCATTTTTAACTGGGTTCTGGAAGGGTACCAGATGTACCGGAGGGAAAGGCTGGAAATGCCGAAGTCTGTACTGGAGGCCACGCAGGAATACCGGATGGAATCGGATAAGATCAGCCAGTTTGCATCCGCCTGTCTGGTGGAAGTAAAGGGAAGCGAGCTTCGGAGCCAGGCGATCTATAACCGCTACAAGGAGTGGTGCTCAGAAAACAACTACCGCCCGGAAGGGCAGGGGAACTTTAAGAAATCTTTTCTGAAAGACCACATAGAAGTAAGGCGCAGGCCAAAGGACGGCGGGGAAAAGACCACACTAACTCTGGATGTGGAGTTTGTAAAAGAGGATGATGATACAGAATTTTCACCGTTATCGTAAAAAAAGTGGCGGGTTACGGCAAATGTGCTGCCCCATCGCGGCCCCGGAAAATGTGTCTGCCATATGGAAAAAAGCCAGTATTTATGCGGTTTTTTCTTGGCCTGGCAGTCAGGTGGGGCAACCGGGGCAGCTCAAAACCAAATATTTTTATATTATTTTCTTTTATATGTATTTTACTTTTTACCTGCCCCAGTTGCCCCAGATAGAAAGAAAATAGAAAAAGAAAAACCGGGAAACCTTGTATTTTCAAGGTAAATCGGGGTTCATGGGGTAAAGAAGTTCAGATTTTTGGATGCTTTGTTTTTGCCACACGCTGCCACAATTGATAGGCGGGGCAGAAAAGAACATCGAAACATTGTGGGAGAGAGCATAAAACTTTAGAAGCACAAATCATTGTGTGGAAGATATGAAACATTGCGGGCATCTTTTGCGGCAGCTTCGATTGTGAGCAGCGGCAAAGGGTGCCTGCTTTGTAATACATGAAACGAGAGGAGAAGTAAAACTATGAGCAGGATTTTAACATGCGAACAGGTGTCAGACGGGCATCCCGACAAAATCTGTGACCAGGTTGCGGATGCCATTGTGACGGACTGCCTGGTACATGACAAAGACAGCAGGGTGGCGATTGAGTGCCTGTTAAAAGACAGCCGCCTCATTATTGCCGGGGAACTGACCAGCAAACACCAGCCGGACTACCGGAAATTGGTGGATGATGTTCTGGAGCGTATCGGAAAGGGAAAGACGGAATACGGCAGGATGGAAATCATCAGCCCTTTGGATGTCGCCCTCATGGTAAAAGAGCAGTCCCTGGACATCGCCCTTGGTGTGGATAAGGGCGGAGCCGGAGACCAGGGCATCATGTATGGATACGCAACCAACGAAACGCCGGAGCTTCTTCCGGTCCCGTTTGCTGTGGCGACCAAGTTCCTGCGGCTTTTGAAGAACCATCCGTCAAAGATGTTCCGGGCGGATGCCAAGGCGCAGGTCAGTTTTGATTACAGCAGCGGGCGGATCACCGCTTTTCTCTGCTCCGTGCAGCACAGCCCGGATGTGGAGGTCGGTGATTTCCGGCACATCATCGAGGGGATGATGGTGCTGGCTGCCTGTGAGTACGGGCTGAACGGTGATTTTGTAAAACTCATTAATCCGACCGGACGGTTTGTGGTTGGCGGTTCTTTTGCTGACTGCGGCGTGACAGGAAGGAAACTTGCCTGTGATACCTATGGCGGCATCGGCAGGATCGGCGGCGGTGCGTTATCCGGGAAAGACCCCAGCAAGGTTGACCGTTCGGCTGCATATATGGCACGGAAGATTGCCCGCGACATTGTGCAGGCCGGATATGCAGAGCAGTGTGAGATACAGATCGCTTATGCCATCGGGATGGAGCATCCGGTGTCAGTCAACGTGGACTGCTTCGGTACAGAGTATCAGCCGCTGGATTTTATCCAGGCTTATGTGGGTGACAGCTACGATCTGACACCGAAGGGAATCATCAGCAGATTGCATCTTCTGGATGTGGACTACAACCTGGTATCCGCCTACGGGCACTTCGGGAAGCCCGGACTTCCGTGGGAGGAGTAAAAAACACCCCAGATTATTCTGAGGTGTTGGTAGCGTTCAATTCAGATAACAGATAGTTTTTCACATCTGTGATATGTTGACGGAAACTATTATTTTTAGAGTTCTCCACAGACAAAATACGAAGCAGTTTTCTTTCAAGTTCGGCAGTCAGCTTTGGGTTTTTGATGATGTAATGCTGCTTGTCAGCTCCCACATGGACCCCATCTATGTATTTGTCAGTAATGGGGATTGCATCACTGATGAAAAAAATGGATTTTGTTGTAGTTCGTCCAATGTGGTAATAGCAGGAACGAATATCACGCTCCGGAAGATTCAAATAAAACTCAAGGCGTTTTTGTTGTTGTGCATCACGGTGATTTAGTTTTCCCATTGGAATGGCCCAATAGAGTTGATCGTGTTCACTTGATTTAATCAGGCACACAATTGGCCTGTGTTTTGTATCATTCCATGTACCGCCTACTGACTGTATCATCTTCTGAAACGAAGAAGTGGCGTAGTATAATCCCCGTTCGATCATGCTGTGACTCCTGCTTATCTTTTTCTAAAAGTAAGCCTCCGGCCTAAACCGGAGGCTGTTAAACAATGTTTCAGTGCCGCACATTGTGAAGCGTACTTGTATAGGCAATGTTTCAGTGCCGTACATTGCGAAACGTTTTTGCATAAACAGTGTTTGGAACGCACACCGTAAAGCGCATTGAGCTCTTGGCTCATTATTATTATACTCAAAATGCGCCGAAATAGCAACTGCTTTGAAAAGTTTTTTTGAGTACAAGTAAGCGATATTCTACGCTTTGTAGCACCCCGTCGCTTACGGAAGTGAAACATACACGGCTGTAATGTTTTTGAACACAACAGATGATATCTGTTTCGCTTTTATTTTACTCAAATCACACCGAAATAGCAATAGATTGAAAATTTTTTTGAAAGGACAGGAGGTGGAGCAAATGCCATACAGACCGAACACACCGTGCAGACATCCCGGATGTGCGGCTCTTGTCCCTTACAGACAGAAATATTGTGAACAGCACAAACCGCTGCATCCGGAAGAAGTACGGTCAGCTGCAAAGCGTGGGTACGGAAAGAGATGGCAGAAAGCCAGCCGGGAATACCTGCAGGCGCATCCGCTGTGTGTGCTGTGCATGAAGAAACAGCCGCCACGGTATGTGAAGGCGACAGTGGTTGACCACATCACCCCACACCGCGGCGACCAAAGGCTGTTCTGGGACCGGAGCAACCTGCAAGCATTGTGTAAACAGTGCCATGATAAAAAGACGCGGGCGGAAGACAACAATCCGACCTATGCCTATTGAGCAGTGACTTTCTCAATCACCAGTCGTCCTTCCTCACACTGGATGGACACAAAACTGCCGGCTGTGAAGCCAAGCTGCTCCAGCCATTTTCCTTCCAGACGGATTTGTGGAGAAGGATTGTTTCTCTGGTAGGCAAGATAGACTTTTCTTCGGCGGTTCCTTTTCTGTTTCTCTTTCAAAGGTTCATGCCTCCTTTCTTTGCGGTATGGTCATGTTACCTCTGAAAGCAGAATATATCCAGCGAATCAGATGCCATAAACTACACAGACTTTCGTGGTTTTATTTGTGTACATTATGGCGGAAAGAGCCCGCCGGGGGCCGGGTTCACTTCTCTGTGGTGAAGTGCCACGGAGACCGCCGCCCCCTCAAACGTAAAAAACCGCGAATTTGATAGGCCGGGGGTCTGGCAGTTACGGCGCAAAATGAAACCAGCAGACGAAGAGGCACGGCAGCACTGCCAGCCCCCATCTTATAAATATCCGAAATGAACCAAAACACATGAAATCCCTTGATAGAATGGGAACTTTTGTGTGTTTTTGTTTGTTCCGGTGGAACATGAAAATCTGGAATGAAACAGGAACGACCCATGCGGCATCCATGCTGACAGGAGGAAAATTTACCTCACTGTTTTTTATGTGTTTTTTGGGATTTTTCCGCAAAATGGGCGGGGTTACGGCGCAGCATGGAAACGGTGCAGCATGAACCACATAGGAGGAGGGGCAACGATGGAAGCAAATACAGAAGCACAGATGCTGGAGGATATGGCGAAACGGTTCTGCCCCAACTGCGGTGCGGCGGTCACGCCAAACGGCAGAGGCCGTCCAAGGATATTCTGCTCGGAACCCTGCAGGTATGCGTGGAAGAACAGAAACCCGCACCCGGAAAACTGGAAATCCACCCGGACGGCTATTTGCCCGGAGTGCGGAAAACCATTTCTGGCAAGCCGGGAGTATGGGAGAGTGAGGAAATATTGCAGCCATGCCTGTGCCAACAGAGGACGGGCGAAACGAAGGGAGCGTGAGGGAAATGAAGGATAAGATTGAAACCATCGGTGTGTACTGCGTCTGCAATACGATGGGTATCTGCGTACATGAGATTGACTACTGTGAGGACAGGGTGCTTGCATCCGCAAATGGAGAAAACCTGCAGTGGTGTCCCATGAATGAACAGACGCCGGAGGGCGGAAAAGAGGCGGAGCCGGGATTCTTATTCGGCTCTTTTTTCGTGCCGTTCTCAGAGGTCATGCGCGTCTGAGTAAAGGAGGACGCATGGATGCAGAAAACTGCACAACTTAAAGTGCTGCCGGTGGGCGTACTCAGGCCGGCCGCATACAATCCCCGTAAGAAACTGAAACCGGGGGATAAGGAGTACGAGAAGATTAAAAATTCCATTACGGAGTTTGGGTTTGCAGACCCTCTTGTGGTCAATGCCGACATGACGATCATCGGCGGCCACCAGAGACTGACTGTGGCAATGGACCTGGGATATACGGAGGTTCCGTGCGCTGTGGTCGATATTGACAAGGTCCGGGAGAAGGCACTGAACATTGCCCTCAATAAGATCACGGGCGCATGGGATGATTCCCTGCTGGCTGATCTGTTGAAGGACATCGAGAACAGTGACTTTGATTTAGGGAAAACAGGTTTTGACCCGCCGGAGATTGATGAACTTTTCAATAAAGTCCATGACAAAGAAGTCAAGGAAGATGATTTCGATGTGGAGAGCGAATTGAAACGGCCGGCTTTTTCAAAGAAAGGGGATCTCTGGCATCTTGGCAAACATACGGTCATTTGCGGTGATGCCACTCTGCCGGAAACCTATACCCGGCTGATGGGAGAAGTCAAAGCAAATCTCGTGTGTACGGACCCTCCATATATGGTGGCGCTGCAAAGTACATCCGGCACGATTACAAACGATGACCTGAATGACCATGATGCAGTGGAATTTCTGATGAAAGCCTTTTCCTGCTTCCACGAAGCAATGGCAAATGACGCATCCATCTACGTGTTTTATGCAACGGCAAAAGCCCGGATTTTCCATGATGCGTTTGAGGATGCAGGTTTCAAAGTGGGGGCGGGGCTGGTGTGGAAGAAGGACCGTCTGGTATTGACAAGGACGGACTGGAAATACATCCACGAACCGATCATCTTTGGATGGCGTAAAGATGGACGGCACCGCTGGTATGGCGACCAAAAACAGGTAACTGTTTTTGATTTTCCAAGGCTGAAAAGTTCTAAGGAGGAAGGCTGCGGGCATCCGTCCAGCAAGCCGGTTCCGCTGATTGCTTACCTGATTAAGCAGTGTACGATGACCAATGGCATTGTACTGGATGGATTCCTCGGCTCGGCATCTACATTGATTGCCTGTGAGGAACTGGACCGTATCTGTTATGGCGTGGAACTGGAAGAGAAATTTGTAGATGTGGCGGTCAAACGCTATATCAAGTACAAAGAGGGCCGGTGTGATGATGTGTACGTCATGCGTGACGGGCAGAAGCTGTCACTGGATGAGGTGGTGCGGCTGGATACAGAGGATCTTCCGTCAGGGGAGCAGGCAGCCACGGAGTCTGGAGGTGCGCTGGAATGACAGGAGATAAAACGCTGACCCTCGGCAGCCTGTTTGACGGCTCCGGGGGTTTTCCCCTGGCCGGCATCCTTGCCGGGGTGACGCCTTTGTGGGCATCTGAGATTGAGCCTTTTGCCGTGCGCGTGACCACAGCAAGGCTTCCGCAGATGCAACACTACGGAGACGTTTCAGGCATCAGCGGGGCAGACCTCCCGCCTGTGGATATCATCACCTTCGGTTCACCATGCCAGGATATGTCTATCGCCGGAAAGCGGAGCGGTCTGGACGGTTCACGTTCCAGCCTGTTTTATGAGGCGATCCGGATTGTGAAAGAAATGAGGGAGAAGACCAATGGAGAGAAACCAAGATTTATCTGCTGGGAAAATGTCCCCGGCGCCTTCTCCAGCAACAAAGGAGAAGATTTCAGGGCGGTCCTTGAAGCCGTCATCGGCATTAAAGAACCGGCCGCCGAGGTGCCTGCGCCTGACAAAAAAGGCTGGCCCTACGCCGACTATTATGTGGGAGACGGATGGTCAGCCGCATACAGAGTCCTTGATGCACAGTGGTGGGGAGTACCCCAGAGAAGAAAACGTATCTTCCTTGTCGCAGATTTTGCAGGTGAACGTGCCCCGGAGATATTATTTGAGTCCGAAGGCGTGTCGGGGTATTCTGCGGAGGGCTTCCGTGCGTGGCAAAGAGCTGCCGGAGATCTTGCGGATCGCGCTGGAGAGGCAGGCTGCGGAGGAACCGGAAGGATCGTCCTAAATGACCAGGGCGGGAGCCGTATGGATGTGACCAAGGAGGTCGCCTGTACCCTGCGGGCAGAGGCACACCATCCCCCATGCGTGATGGAGGCGGCCGGGTTCTGTACGGAGCATTCCGCACAATCACGGAGTATTGGCTATGAAGCAGAAACCTCCCCCACGCTGCGGGCCGGAGTAGTTCCGGCGGCGGTCGCATTGGAGAACCACCCGGCGGACAGCCGTGTGAAGATTTCCGAGGACGATAAGGTGCAGACGCTGACTGGCCGGATGGGGACTGGCGGCGGGAACGTGCCGCTGGTCATGGCTGAGTCAGGGGAACCGCCAGAAGCCGAGATGTATGAGAACCACTCACAGGATACCCGGTATAAAGGACCGCTGGACACAGCACCTACGGTCAATGCCACTTATGGCATGGGCGGCAATAACCAGCCTTTTATAGTTGAAAAACCAAAGACAATGAAAATCCGCAGCGGATGTGACGGCGGGGGAAAAGGCATTTTATTACAAGATGATAAATCAGCGACTCTTGGTTGCAACAATGACCAGACGGTGTTTGTGCCGTTCTGCAAAGGGACGCGCCCGCATTCAGCTGAGGAAGGCCAGGCCTGGAAAGAGGGGGAGGTGGCAAACACGCTGAACACCTTTGATGTCGGGGAAACCCGGTGCAGTGAACTGGTGGTAGGTGCGTTTGGTATCTGCTCCAAGGACAGCAACGCCATGAAGTCAGACAATCCGAAATCCGGATTTTACGAAGCGCAGATCAGCCGGACGCTGGATGCGAATGGCGGGAATCCGGGCTGCAACCAGGGCGGGATTGCCATTGTTGCCTTTGCACAGAACCAGAGGGATGAGGTTCGTGACCTTGGGGATAAATCCAGCGCGCTTGCGGCGGAACCGGGAATGAAACAGCAGACCTATGTCCTGCAGGGCAGCATGATCGGCAGGGAGGATAAGAACGGACCGCAGGGCAGCGGCATCAATGAGAATGTGTCTTTTACGCTGGATGCGGCCGACCGTCATGCGGTTGCCTATTGCATAACTACCGGATGTTACACACGAATCGGTGAGGAACTGACACCGCCCCTTATGGCGAGGGATTATAAGGACCCGCCCGTGGTAAATGCCAGGACCGCATCCGGGAAGGAGGTGTTTGGTACGCTGTCCGCCAGCATGGGGTCCAAGCAGTGGCTTGGCAACCAGGAGGCATTCAGCGGCGATTATCATATCGTGGAACCGTACTATATTGTACGCCGCCTGACTCCGACCGAATGCGCAAGGCTTCAGGGTTTCCCGGACTGGTGGTGTGAAGGTCTGGGGATAGAGAATCCGACCGCAGAAGAAATAGAGTTCTGGACAGAAGTGTGGGAAACACACCGGAAGGTCATGGGGACATCGAAAAAGCCAAAGACGGAGAAACAGGTCCGGAAATGGCTGGCAGACCCATACTCGGACTCCGCAGAATATAAGCTCTGGGGAAATGGGATCGCGTTGCCATGCGCTTATTTTGTATTAGCAGGAATCGCCTGGGCCGCACAGTAGGAAGAAGAAACAGAGGAATGAACGATGGCAGAGGACACCTTTGCTGCTGATGGGAAACCATAAGCAGCAGGGCGGGCTTCTGCCATGATACATAGGAGGGATGCCTTATGGGATGGCTGATTGCTGCGGCTGCCGTTTTTGTAATTCTTACGTTCCTCGTTACCCTTTCCCTCTGTATGGCAGCCGGGGATGAGGATGATGATGCGGAACAGATGAAATGGATACAGGACATTGAGGAAAAGCGCAGAAAACGGAAAGATGACCGGAACCTGCATTAATGCACAATTCCCGCCCATGGATTTGTGCATTAGGTCAATTCCGCACATTTGCGGGGATATCCGTTGACTTATCCCAGCTTTAGAGTGATTAATACCATACGCCAAAGAACACCGGCAAAAAAGCCGGAGAGAACGAAGAAAGGAGCGGCTGGTTATGATGAGATTTGAGTTGAACATAACAGACAGGAAAGAACTGGTGAAAGGGCTCGGAGAACTTACGGGGACTGCCCCGCATTACACAAGGATGCCGAGATGCGCTTATGAGATTGGGGATTACACGGTAGAACGGGATGGAAGCCTGATAGTGGAAGAGGATGCGGCAGACCTTGGAATCCTTGCGGCCCTGAAAAACGAGGGGCTGATCAAGGATGCAGAGGGAATCCTCGAAGCGGCAGCGGAAGAATCAGGGCAGGCAGAGGAAACAGCAGAGACAGATTCCATCCCGGACAGCGAATACGCGTCAGAGGTTCAGGAAGAGACAGCCGGCCAGGAAGGAGGGAAACCATTGGGCTTGGCAATCAGCCTTCCGGTTGGGGAGCACACGGGAGTTTCCTTAAGAAACCTTGTGAACATGGTCTACAGCAGGGGCCCGCTCCTTAGCAAGGCATCCGGCGGACACTTCCGTGTGGAGAAGGAACTGGCAGAGATTCTGAAGGATGATGCCAGTACCGCCACGGTCCAGACCTTTTTGAAAGCGCTGGCAGATTATACGAAAACGCATGGCGGTATGGAAGGGCTTCAAATCACAGAACAGCAGATTTCTTTCACAGGATTCCCGGTTCCAGCAGACCAGGCACACGCCGATGCCTTCCGGCAGCTTGCGGCCATGATGAATGACATGGCGCTTTCACAGAAACGCATTCAGGCAAAAGAGGTCAACACGGATAATGAAAAATACGCATTCCGCATCTGGCTCCTCCGGCTTGGGATGAACGGGGATGCCTACAAATCTACCAGAAAGGTGCTGATGGAGAACCTCGGCGGCCACGCCGCATTCCGGACACCGGAGGAAGCGGAAAAGGCAAAAGCGAAAAATAAAGCGAAGCGTGAGGCAAAGAAAATAGAACTTGCGGAGCTGGAAGCAGATACCCGTCCGAATGCGGAATTGAATGGTCTGGATGAGGCACAGACGGAGGAGGCTGTGGCGGATGCCGCCTACATTGCCGCAGTCAACGCCAGCTTTGAGGAATAAGCCTTTACTCCCGGTCAGTAACCGGGGCCGGGAAATGATAAGGCGCCTTCTCCATTGTAAGTGATATTACCTCTGAAAATGTGCATTATCAAGCATTTCCCCCGCCATAAAATACACACATTTTTCCTTTGATCTTTGGTACATTTATGCCCGTTATCAACTTGCTATTATCTGCGTTCAGAGTGATATATAGACACAACAAAAGAGCAGAAAACACCGCAGACAGGCGGCTTTAGCAAAGGAGATAACGAACATGAACGAAAAGACAAGGGCACAGATTGAGGCAATGAAAAATCAGACCATCGGGGTTGAGGTAGAAATGAACAACATCACCAGAGAAAAGGCAGCGAAGAAAGCGGCAGAATTCTTTGGAACCGGAAGGTATGAATACACAGCAGGCCGGAACGGATACTGCACCTGGTCGGCATGGGACGCACAGGGAAGGGAATGGAAATTCCAGAGGGATGTGAGCATCGAGGGATCGGACAGCGAAAAATGCGAGATGGTCACCCCGGTCCTTACATACGGCGACATCGGGATGCTCCAGCAGCTTATCCGGGTTCTCCGCAGGGCAGGGGGACGCAGTTCGGCAAGCCGGGGCTGCGGAGTCCACATCCATATCTCAGGGCAGGGACATACTCCCCAAACCATCCGGAACCTGGTCAACATCATGGCGGCTCATGAGGAACAGCTGACACAGGCGGTCCGGATTGACCGCTGGAGGCAGAGCCGGTATTGCCGGACGGTAGACCCGGCTTTTCTGGAGCGTTTGAACCGGAATAAACCGAAGACTATGGAGGCACTCAGCTGGTGCTGGTACAACGGGGCGAGGGACACTTCACACTATTCGTCAACCCGGTACAGAATGCTCAATCTCCACAGCTTTTTCAATCGCTACCATACCATCGAATTCCGGCTTTTCCAGTTTGATGAACCGGGAGACGGCAGACAGGGAGGGCTTCATGCGGGCCAGCTGAAATCCATGATCCAGCTCTGCCTTGCGATGAGCGAACTTGCGAAAGAACTGCGGTACGCAAGCCCGAAGAAACAGCAGGACGAAAACGTGGCCTATGCCTTACGGTGCTGGATGCTCCGGCTGGGATTCATCGGGGACGAGTTCAAAACCGCAAGGGAGTATTTCATGCGGAACGCAGAAGGAAACTGCGCATGGAGGCATGGCAGACCGTAAAAAACCGGGCACGGCATACACAGGCACTTCCGGGCGGGAAACCGCCCTTGGGGTGGTAGAAGGAGGCGAAGATATCATGAAAAACGAAAACAGGGTGAAACATATGGATGCTGCCCCAAGAGGCAGGGCATTTAAGGTGACGGTGTCGGAACTTTACCAGAGGGAGATCACCGTGTACGAATCAGAAATGAAGGAGGCAACACCGGAGGAAGCACTCCGCATGGTGGAGAACTGGTGGCAGGACAGCCAGATCGATTTAAACGAAGCGGATTTCCAGGGCGTGGACTATTCCCTGACCGGAATAATGGATGCACCGGAAGAAATGGAAGGCGGTGAGTGACAATGGCAGGAATGTTCTCCCTGGGGCTTAGCACAGGGGCAGCGAGGAAACCGAACCGTTTTTATCTGGCCTACGGTTCCAACCTTTCCCTAGAGCGGATGAAAAGCCGCTGCCCGGATGCCGTGGCGCTTGGCACAGCTGTCATTCCCGGCTACCGTCTCCTGTTCAAAAAGAGCAAGACCGGAAGCTACGCAACCATTGAGCAGGATGCCAACTGCTGTGTACCCGCGTTGGTCTACAGGATTTCAGAACTGGATGAAGCCCTGCTTGACCGGTATGAAGGGTATCCCCGGTATTATTATAAGCGGAATTTCCGGCTTTCTGTCACGAGGCTGGATTCCGGCAGGCGGATGAAAGAAAGGAAATGGTGCATGGCTTATGTGATGCACGAGGAACGCACCCTTGGGGAACCGGACATGGAGTATTTCCGGCTCTTGGATGAAGGGTACGGTGAGTGGAATTTTGATACCGATATTCTGGATAAGGGGCTGGCGGACAGTATCGGGATCAGGGCTGCGGGAGAATACATAGAACGCTGCCAGCGAGGGTAAAGTACACAATCTGCGGCCGGTACATTTGGTAAGTTTATAGCGCAGAAACTGCTTGCTATTACCGGCAAAAAGAGTGATTAATACCATACCGCCGGAGAATGGCGGAAGAAAGGAGAGAAAGTAAATGGGCAGGAAAAAATACTACATAGCATACGGGAGCAACTTATCGGTGGAACAGATGGTCTGCCGCTGCCCGGATGCGAAAGTCATCGGGACTGCGGTCATTGAGGATTACGCGCTGCTTTTTAAGGGCTGCGCCACCATTGAACAGAGGAAAGGAAAAAAGGTGCCAGTACTCATCTGGGAGATTTCCCCCAGTGACGAAAAAAACCTTGACCGCTATGAGGGCTATCCCAACTTTTACTACAAAAAGGATTTGACATTGACAGTCCAAATGACCGGAACGGATGCCAGCCAGGAACTGACCGCAATGGTCTATATCATGGATGAACGCCGCCGCCTCGCCAGTCCAACAGGCTATTACTACAAGGTGCTGGCAGACGGTTATGAGGACTTCGGGTTTGATAAAGCAATCCTGGAGCAGGCACTTGTGGACAGCGTTGGGAAACGCACAGCCAGAGTATTTTTGAACGGATATCAGGACGATTGCAGGGGGTAGCAGATGGGGAAAAAGAATTTGAATATCAGACTGCCGGAGCCCTTACTGGATGAACTGGAAACCATCCGGAAAGAGCGGAGCCGGCAGGAAGGGTGCAGGGTTTCCAGAAACAGCCTGATCGAAGAAGCAATAGAAAAATACGTTACGGCGGCGGAGGAATACCTGGAGGGATTGTTTCAGGAAGGAAATTTAAAGCCGGATCAGCCATACCAGATTTCCGTGCGGGAGTTCCTTGGCAGGCACACGGATGACAGGATATCCATGATGACACCGGGAGGGTATGTGGATTTGGATAAAGCGCAGACAGAACGGCTCCTTTCCGGGCAGGCGGTAAAAGCCCATCCCGGATGCAGGGAGGATTTCAGAGACATCCCTTCGGAGGAACTTCTGCCGCAGAGCGTCCTGTCGGCGCATTTCCGGGATGGGGTGTGGCAGCTTATGACAGACATCGAATGTGGTACAGAAACGGTCCGTACCGTCTGCTATGATACAGAGGATATCTGGAAGAGCCGTGAGCTGGCGAAGCAGTTTTTCCTGCGGGCAATGGCAGCCTGCGAGAGCAGTGAGAAAGAACGCTACACAAATATTTACATGAAACTGATGATGGGAATGACAGACTGTGATGATTCGGAGGTGTGAGCATGGGATAAAATGCACAGTTTTTCTTTGAAATGATTGTGTACATTATAGTTCAGATATAAGTTGCTATTATCTGTACCTGACGGTAATATGTGTCACACCAAAGGGGAACACCCAAAAGTCAAGGAGGACACAGAACATGAAGAAAAATAATTTTGCAGAAGAATACGCACGGGAGGCGGCAATCAAAGTACAGTACCATGAGGCTGAAAAGGCAGGCAGCAAGGAAGGACAGGAAGCTGCGCGGGATGCTTACCATGAACTGGAGGAGCAGATCGCGGCAAAGGGAAATTCCTACGCAAGAATCTACCGACTATACAGCGAGGCACAGGAGCGGGGCAATGAGTATATTGATTTAAACGATACCATTTGGGATGAACAGGTAAAGCCGCTGATCGGCAGCCTCCGGGAATACGGCATTGAAGAATTCACCTTTTCCTCCACCTGGTCTTCCGCAGTGGAAACCGCATGGCTTTTCACACAGAACGGATGCGGGCTGGAGGGACTGGTGGAGATTAACAGCCGGCACACAGCATTTATGAGTGAGGAATACGAGAAAGCCCATGGCTACCTTTTTTCCATCGGGGATGCGGAAGAGAAATAAAGAAAAGCGTAATCGGCCGGGAGAGGGGCGGTAAGCCCCTCAAAAGCCGTTCGCCGGGTTTTGTCCGGCCTTCCGGGAAAAAGGCGGACATGGCCGGCTGTGGCGGCACTGTAGGCGTATTAGTCAAACAGAAAAGTGCAGCATTGGCAGGGCGCTCCACGGGCAGATATAAGAGGGGCGAAGGAATAAAATGAACAATTTCCCCACCGTATCTTTGGTACATTTATGGCCCAGAATTGACTGGATAATGTGCAAAACCAGAGGTAATATGCTACTACCGAAAGGGAAAAAAGAGAAAACGGAGGAAACGGCGATGACAAGATTTCAAAAGGAACTGAGCGGGGAACTTGGAGCATATTGGAAAAAAGCAGCAGAGAAAGAACTGGAGAAGGTGAAAACAGACCTGCAGGCGGGCAGGATCACCATTGACGGGAGTGGAGTTGCCCGCAACTGCATCGGCAGGGTGCTGATGAGCGACATGCTGGAAAAACTGGCGATGGTCACTGACAAGGTCAGTGTGGAGGCAACCACAGCGGCCAGGGACAAAGAGGTTTCCAAATCCCTTGCAGAATACCGGAAAAACGCAAGGCCGGTTTCCGAAGAGGAGCGCATGGAGATGCAGGCTGCTTTTGGAAAAGGAACCACGGTGGTCAACATCCTGACCGGCGAAAAAATCGAACTTTAAAACTACAACGAAACTACAGGCATAACCCCGGAAAGGGGCTGTGTCTTGTTATCCCCGTTTTTATATAGACTGATTTTACTTGAGGACTTCTTAGGAGGTCCTTTTTGTTTGCCCATTTTGGAGGAAAGGAGGGATGCCGGATGGCGACAAGGGGAAGAAAACCGACGCCTACAGCAGTGAAAGAGCTGGAGGGGAATCCGGGCAAGCGGCCATTGAATGCGAAAGAACCGAAACCAGCCAAGAAGGCTCCGTCCTGCCCGAAGTGGCTGGAGCCGGAGGCAAAGAAGGAGTGGCGGCGTCTGGCAAAGCAGATGGAGCAGATTGGCATCCTGACGGAAGTAGATATGGCCGCTTTTGCCGGATATTGTCAGGCGTATGCCCGGTGGAAAGAGGCGGAGGAATTCATCACGCAGCATGGCTCTATCGTAAAGACTCCTTCCGGGTACTGGCAGCAGGTGCCGCAGGTAAGCATTGCCCAGACCTATCTGAAAATTATGAACCGCTTTGCCGAGCAGTTTGGTCTGACGCCTTCCTCTCGGAGCCGGATCATCGCGGATACAGACAGCCGGGGTGGTGCTCTGGATGAGATGGAGGAACTGTTGGGAGGTGGAAGCTGATGGCAGAGACAAGACCGAAGGATTACCCAAAACTCAAAAACTATCAGCCGACAAAATTCATGCTGCCGGATTCCCATTATGAGAAAGCGAAAGCAGACCGGGCAGTGAAGTTCATAGAAAACTTAAGACACACCAAAGGAAAATGGGCAGGGAAACGCTTCTGGCTGCTGCCCTGGCAGGAACAGATCATCCGTGACATTTTTGGTGTGGTGAAAGAGGATGGGAACCGGCAGTTTCTGACTGCTTTTGTTGAAATCGGAAAGAAGAATGGAAAAGAGCTGGCGCTTGATACTCCAATTCCAACACCAGAGGGATTCACTTCGATGGGGGACCTGCAGGTGGGGGATATTGTCTTTGACGAGATGGGGAAGCCGTGCCATGTGGTCGCAAAAAGCGAGGTAGATGACAAGGAACAGGCATACCGGATCACATTTAAGGATGGAAGTTCGATTGTTGCGGGGGAAAGGCATCTGTGGAATGCAGAATATATTTATGGGAAGCGGAAAGCCGTGCAGTGGACAACGGGTGAAATTTACAAAAGGACGATGCGATATCGGCAGAGGTTTTCTGATCGGCCGGAGGCACAACGGGAATCGCTGATACGCATTCCGGTGTGTGGCGCGCTTCAAACGCAGGAGGCAGAAATTCCGGTTGATCCGTATCTATATGGCTACTGGCTTGGGAATGGCAGTGCGAACAGGCCGGAAATAACGGTACGGAACTGTGATGTGGATGACTTGATCGCATTTATTCCATACCAGCTGCACAACAGGTATCCCCAGATTTGTGGGGGAAGTGAGATACTGGTGTATTTTGAACTTAAGAAGATACTTGTCCCGAACTTCCGGGATAAAGTCATCCGGCCGGAATACCTCCGTGCGTCGGAAACACAGAGGTGGGAACTGCTGCAGGGGCTTATGGATTCTGATGGGTGTATCGGAGATAGGAAAGCACAGAGTGTATACGTCAGTACGATCCGGCAGCTTGCGGAATCTGTCCGGGAACTGTTATGGAGTCTTGGTATTAAAAATGCCATGACGACCACGCCTTCGACCAGAAGAGGGGTTCCGACAGGGGAAACTTTGTATCAGATTCGCTTTACCACATTTGATGACCAGCCAACATCAAGATTAAGACGAAAGAGTGAAAGAAGCAGGGAACGTGTCAAACTAACACGTTCCTGTTTTCATTATTTGGAAGATATACAGCCAATCAGCCATCCGGTGAAGATGCAGTGCATCCAGGTAGACAGCCCAAGCCACCAGTATCTTGCGGGACGGAGTATGGTACCTACTCACAACAGTGAGCTTGCGGCAGCAGTGGCCCTCTATCTCCTGTATGCGGATAATGAGCCGTCAGCGGAGGTTTACGGTGCAGCGGCAGACCGGCAGCAGGCATCTATTGTTTTTGACGTGGCAAACCAGATGGTGCGGATGACACCCGCACTGATGAAACGGAGCAAGATCATGGGAGCCACCAAGCGCATTGTGAATTATTCCAATGCTGGATTTTATCAGGTACTTTCCGCAGAGGTCGGCACTAAACACGGGTTGAATGTGAGCGGGCTGGTGCTGGATGAAGTTCACGCTCAGCCAAACCGGAAATTATATGATGTCCTGACCAAAGGTTCCGGTGATGCCAGGGAACAGCCTTTGTTTTTTCTGATCACCACGGCCGGGACGGAAAAAGAGTCTATTTGTTATGAGCTGCATACAAAAGCGGTGGATATCCTTGCCGGCCGGAAAGTTGACCCCACGTTCTACCCTGTGGTGTTTGGACTGACGGATGAGGATGACTGGCATGATGAGAAAAACTGGTATAAGGCGAATCCATCCCTTGGACAGACAATCCAGATTGACCGCGTCAGGGATGCATACCGGGAGGCGTTGCAGAACCCGGCAGAGGAAAATGTGTTCAAACAGCTGCGTTTGAATATGTGGGTGTCCAGCCTGACTCGGTTTATTCCCGAACAGATTTTTGACCTGGGGAACATTCCAATCGATATGGAGGCATTGAAAGGACGTGATTGTTACGGCGGGCTGGACTTATCCAGCACCGGTGACATTACAGCATTTGTCCTGATATTCCCTCCGAGAAATGAGGACGAGAAATACATTCTGCTCCCATTTTTCTGGATACCGGAGGAAACCATCCCCCTGCGTGTGCGGCGCGGCAGTGTTCCCTATGATGTCTGGCAGAAACAGGGATATCTTCTGGCAACGGAGGGGAATGTCATCCATTATGGGTTTATTGAGAAATTCATCGAGAAATTGGGGGAAACCTACCACATGTTAGAGATTGCCTTTGACCGTTGGGGAGCGGTGCAGATGGTACAGAACCTTGAAGGAATGGGATTTACAGTTGTTCCATTCGGTCAGGGGTTCAAAGATATGTCCCCGCCGACCAAGGAATTTTATAAGCTGCTGATGGAAGGGAAGATCATCCATGGCGGCAACCCGGTCCTGCGGTGGATGGCTGGCAACGTAGTGGTGGAAACAGACCCGGCAGAGAATATCAAGCCGACAAAGGCAAAATCGCCGGAGAAGATCGATGGCATTGTTGCATCCATTATGGCCCTTGACCGCTGTGTCCGTAATGCCGGAGGACAGCAGGGCAGTATCTATGATGATCCTGACCGTGGGCTGCTTGTATTTTGATGATTTCGTAGGCTGAAAATAAGAACTTGACTTTCCGCCCATCCAGAGTGATAGATAGGCTACCCTAAAGAGAAAGGAGCCTTTTAAATGGAAAATAACAGGGTAAAGCTAATCATGGAAACGATGTGGAACACAGAATGGCAGGGGGCAGAGCGGGATACCGGGCTTCAGCAAAGTGCCATCCTGGGCCTTTGTGCCATCGGAAAGATCACCAAAGAGGAGGCGGTCTATGCGAGGGACACGCTGGAGGCGGAACTGCCGCATATGGGAAAAGAAATGAAGAAAGCGGTATTCGTAACAGCCACGCCTGAACTTGCGGATGATACGGTGATTTGGATGAGAAACAGCGCGGCGGAGGTAGAAGAACCATATGCCACGGTGATCCAGCAGGCAGCGGAATACCTGCACGATTTCTGGTCGGAGCTTATCGATGCGCTGCCTGTGGAAGCGGAATAAGAACAATTTAGATTGAGAACAGTTTAATGACAGGAAATGCAGAAACACTCTGGTCCCTATGGACTGGGGTGTTTCTGCGTTTTCCGTATGGGAGGAATAATCCAATGGGATTTTTAGAATGGATGGGTTTTTCAAAACCCAGGGATGCGCCAGAGGAAAATCTGCCGGAGGTGACGGACAGCGTCCGTGATTCCGGGCAGATTTTTTCTTTTGGGACTGCAAACAGCGGGGAAAAGGTGGATGAACAGTCTGCCATGCAGATTTCCACGGTATATGCCTGTGTGAGAGTTCTGGCAGAAACAGTGGCAGCATTGCCGCTGCATCTGTACCGGTACACCGATGATGGGAAAGGCAAGGAAAGGGCTGCAGACCATTCGCTTTACCGGATCTTATACCGACAGCCCAATGATGAGATGAGCAGCTTTACCTGGCGGGAAACGCTGATGACACATCTGCTTTTGTGGGGGAATGCCTACTGCCAGATCATCCGGGATGGCAGGAATCAGGTCCTTGGGCTGTATCCGCTGCTCCCGGAAAATGTGGAGGTAGACCGTGACGAACAGGGGCAGCTTTACTATATTTACCACGCTTACACGGATGAAGTGCCGGGGGAAAAGAACCAGGATATCTATTTTAGAAAAGATGAAATCCTGCACATTCCCGGACTTGGGTTTAATGGACTCGTGGGATTTTCCCCGATTGCCATGATGAAGAACAGCCTCGGAACCACGCTGGCTGTAGAGAAGTATGGTTCCTCTTTCTTCAAAAACGGGGCACAGCCAAGCGGTGTGCTGGAGCATCCGGGTGTCTTAAAAGACCCGCAGAAGATCCGGGATAACTGGACATCGGTATATGGCGGTGCAAATAACGCCCATAAGGTCGCTGTGCTCGAAGAGGGGATGCAGTATAAGTCTATTTCATTACCTCCAGAGGATAGCCAGTTCCTTTCCACCCGGCAGTTTGGTGTGGAAGAAATCTGCCGTATCTTCCGGGTGCCGCCGCATATGGTCCAGGACTTACAGAGAGCGACTTTCTCTAATATTGAGAACCAGTCACTGAATTTTGTGGTACACACACTGACTCCGTGGCTGGTGCGGTTCGAGCAGGCAATCATTAAAGACCTTCTGCTTACCGAGGAACAGGATGTGCTGTTTCCTAAGTTTAACGTGGATGGGCTGCTCCGGGGGGATTACCAGAGCAGGATGAACGGTTACGCCACTGGTATCAGTAACGGTTTCTTAAGCCCTAATGACATCCATCGTCTGGAGAACATGGACCTGATCCCGGCAGAAGAGGGCGGGGACGACTATTACCTGAACGGCGGTTATGTGAAACTGCGGGACGCTGGAAAATACGCCCAGGTGAAGCAGGCGGCTGTGGAGCAGAACCGGCCGAAGGCCGAGCCAAAGGAACAGCCGGAGGAAGAGACAACTGACAGTGAGAACAGGCGGAGTGAGAGTACGCCGCAAAAACCAAAAGAAAGGAAACGGAAACGATGAAGAAATTCTGGAACTGGATTCACAATGAAGCCGGCGGCAGGGTGCTCCGTCTGGAAGGGCCGATTGATGAGGAATCCTTCTGGGGGGATGAGGCAACGCCCAAGGCATTCCGTGAGGAACTGGAGTCGGGAGAGGGCGATATTACCGTCTGGATCAACAGCCCCGGCGGAAATGTGTTTGCCGCCGCAGAGATTTATACGATGCTCCGGGACTATAAAGGCGCGGTTACCGTCAAGATTGATGCGATTGCCGCCTCCGCCGCCTCTGTGGTAGCGATGGCTGGAAGTAGAGTGCTGATGTCCCCTGTGGCAATGCTGATGCTCCATGATCCCAGCACCATCGCTTATGGCAATACCAAAGACATGGAGCGGGCAATCAATACGCTCAATGAAGTGAAGGAGAGTATCATCAACGCCTATGCCGCCAAGAGCGGATTGTCCCACAGCCGCATTTCTAACCTGATGTCCAATGAGACGTGGATGAATGCGAAAAAGGCAGTGGAGCTGGGGTTTGCGGATGAAATCCTCTTTGATGCGGAAGAACCGGAAAAAGAGGAAGAAGGCGAGGAGGAAGAAACAGAGGAGGAAGAGGAAAAGCCGGGCATCCGTCTGGAGGCACAGCTTTATTCCACCAGACAGATGGGGCTTACGATCCTGAACCGCCTCGGTGTGAACAGCGGGAAGCCTCCTGTGGATACACACCCGGAACCTCTGGGGCCGGAAGATGAGAAACCGCCCACGCCGATTATCAGTCTGGACGGTACAACAGAAGATGGCAGTGTGCCATACCTGATCTTAGAAAAACAGCTGGAGTGTTTGAAGTAAGGCAAAAGCCTGAAACAGACATATCCGGCTCTTTTTATACCCAAAATCACATTTTTTATGGAGGAAATGACGATGAGTAAGATTCTTGAACTGAGAAGCAAGCGCAATACCCTCTGGGAGCAGACCAAGGCATTCCTGGAGCAGCACCGCGGGGAGAACGGCCTTGTAGCTGCCGATGCGGTGGAGCAGTACAACAAAATGGCCCAGGAGGTCAAAGACCTGGGTGCGGAGATCGAGCGTCTGGAGCAGCAGGCAGAGTTTGACGCCAAGCTGTCGGCCCCGACCTCTAATCCGGTGCATGGCAATCCAAAGAACGGCAGCCCGAAGGATAAGAACACCAGCCCGACCGGGACGGAGGAGTATAAGAATGCATTCTGGGACATGATCCGCAACCGTGGCAACTACGGCGAGGTCAGAAACGCGCTGTCTGTCGGTGTGGATACGGAAGGCGGATACACTGTGCCGGATGAGTTTGAAAAGAAACTGGTGGAGGCACTGGAGGAGAATAACATCTTCCGCAGCATGGCGAATGTGATCCGCACCAGTTCCGGCACCCGTAAGATTCCCATTGCGGAGGACACCGGGGAGGCCAGCTGGATCGATGAAGGGGAGGAAATCCCGGAGAGTGACACCACCTTTGGACAAACCATGCTGTCGGCCTACAAACTGGGCACCATGATCAAGGTTTCCAATGAGCTTCTGAACGATTCCGCGTTTGACCTTGCGACCTATATCGCCCGCCGTTTTGGTGTGCGTATGGGCAACGCGGAGGAGAAGGCATTCATTACCGGAGACGGTGTGGGCAAGCCGCTGGGCATCCTGGATGATGCCGGGGCGAAGGTGGGCGTAACCGCAGGAACGCAGACCAAGCTGACCTTTGATGAAATCTTCCAGTTGTACTATGCACTGAAAGCACCGTACCGCAAGAAAGCGGAGTTCCTGTGCAACGAGGCGGTGGTGCTGCAGCTGATGACCTTAAAAGACAACAACGGCAACTATATCTGGAAGCCGGGACTTGAGATCGGCAAGCCGGATACACTTCTGAACCGTCCGCTGAAGACCTCTGCCTTTATGCCCGCCGTGGCAGCAGGAAACAAGGTGCTGGCCTTTGGCGATTACAGCTACTACTGGATCGCAGACCGCCAGAGCAGAACCTTCCGCCGCCTGAATGAGCTGTATGCCCGCACGGACCAGGTAGGTTTCCTTTCCACGCAGCGTGTGGACGGAAAGCTGATCCTGCCGGAAGCGGTGCAGGTGCTCCAGATGAAGGGCAGCGCATCCAGCGGTTCCTGATAAGGCGGAGAGATTATGGCAGATGGTGGTTATATGTATATGCCTGCCATCTGCTGATGAGAGAGGAGGATACAGCCATGGCATTGGTAACCTTGGAAGAAGCGAAGACCTATCTGCGTGTGGATTCATCGGATGAGGATGCCGTGGTCGGCATCCTCTTAACTTCTGCCGGGAAATTGTGTGCGGATGTGGCGAGGCTTACGGATGAACAGTGGGCAGCAGTAGATGCGGATGAAACAGAAAATACAGAGGCATACACGGAAGAAGAACTTTCCCGGATACGGGAAGTGATGAAAGTGGCGGTGCTGTACGCCCTTGCTTATCTGTATGAACACCGCGAGGAAGCGGATCATCACGGGCTTACCCTGACGCTCCGCTCCCTTTTGTTTTCCATCCGGGAAGGTGTTCTTTGAAAGGAGAGGCAGGCATGGAGATTTCAAAGCTGAATGAGCGGATAACGATTGAGAAGAATGCAGTCGTTACGGATGCCATTGGGAACCACAAGAACACATGGACCCACTACTTTTCCTGTTATGCCTATGCTTCCACCTATCAGGCAGAGGAGAAGGAAAGCGAGGTATCCAGCGAGGAGCGCTCCGTCACCTTTACGGTGCGCTGGTGCAGTGAGACCGCCGCTGTCACTTCCACAGGCTTCCGTGTGAGGTTCCGGGGAGAAGTTTATGACATTGAGTCGGTGGACCTGATGAATTACCGGAAGGAGGAGATCCGGTTCAAATGCCGGAGGGAACCAAGGCAGTGAGAGGGAGGTAACGGCTTATGGCAAAGAAGATATCAGTAGACCAGCTCTCCAGTGAGATCATGTCTGCGCTGGATGAGTACAAAAAGGTCACGGATGAAGTAGTGAAGACCGCGGTGAATTCTGTATCAAAAGAGACGAAGGCAATGGCACAGGCCGGCTCCCCGGTCAAGTCCGGCGGTTATCAAAAGGGATGGGCGGTCAAAAAGACCTCAGAGAAAACCGGGCAGGTCAGTATCACGGTCTATAACCGTACCAAGCCGGGGCTGACACACCTTCTGGAAAAGGGCCATGCCAAGCGTGGCGGCGGTCGGATGGCGGGAAAACCACATATCGCCCCGGCAGAGGAATATGCCGTGAATGAACTGGAAGCAGCGATTAAAAGGGGGCTTTCGTGATGGATTATGAAGAGATTACAAACATGTTAGGCGGCACGGGGCTGCCCTTCGCATACCACCATTTTGCGGAAGGGGAGTCACCACAGCCGCCTTTTATCTGCTATCTGACACCCGGCAGCAACAACTTTGCGGCAGACGGAAAAGTCTACTTTAAAGCAAAGCAGCTGGATGTAGAGCTGTATACGGACGAGAAGGCACCGGAATTGGAAGAACGGCTGGAAGCCGCCTTTGATGCTTATGGGCTGTTCTATGAGAAATCGGAAACCTACATCGAGTCCGAGAAACTGTATGAAGTGATTTATGAAATGGAGGTATGAAGGCTATGGGAAATAAAGTCAAATATAACCTGAAAAATGTCCATGCTGCCAAGCTGACAGAAACTGTGGCAGACGGCGTGACCGCATTTACCTATGCCGCACCGAAGGCGATTCCCGGAGCGGTGAGTATCAGCCTGGATGCGGAGGGCGAATCCAGCCCGTTCTATGCGGATGGTATTGTATATTTCCGTTCCGTGACCAACAACGGATACAGTGGTGATCTGGAAATCGCATTGATCCCGGAGTGGTTCCGCACGGAGATTTTGCAGGAGGAACTGGATGGCAAGGGTGTCCTGGTGGAAAACAGCGGGGTTGGCGAGAGCGTGAAGTTTGCCCTGCTCTTTGAGTTTGACGGGGATGTGAACGCCATCCGCCATGTGCTGTATAACTGTTCGGCATCCCGTCCGTCCATTGAATCGGAGACGAAAGAGGACACCATTGAGCCGGGAACGGAAACTCTGTCGATCACGGCAGACCCGCGCTCGGATGGACTGGTAAAGGCCAGGACGGGCGATAGCACAGACAAGGAGGCATATACGAACTGGTATAAATCGGTGTATCTGCCGACGGAAAAAGAGTCAGGGCAGGAAGGAGCGTAAAAAATGCTGAAACGTGAGATTGAGATTTGTGGGAAAAAGGTGGCGTTCCGTTCCTCGGCCACCATCCCCCGACTGTACCGGGCGAAGTTTAAGAGGGATATTTTCAAAGACCTCTCCAAGCTGGAGAAATCCTATAAAGGCAAGACCGAGGACGGAGAGGAATTCCAGATCGAGGACTTGGAGATTTTCGAGAACGTGGCTTATATCATGGCTTATCATGCGGACAATTCCATCCCTCCGACCATTGAGGAATGGCTGGACCAGTTTGATATGTTCTCCATCTATGAAGTCCTGCCGCAGATTCTGGAACTGTGGGGACAGAACATGATGGTGGAGGTGCAGGCAAAAAAAGAGTTGGCAGGAGTACAAGGGAAATGACAACGCCCCTGTTCCTCCTGCGTTGTGTGGAGCTTGGCATTGCGATCTCTGACCTGGACCTTCTTACTATCGGCCTCGTCATTGATATGTGGACAGAAAAAGGAAACGATGATGTGAAATACAAAAAAGTGGCCCGTGAGGCCACGCAGGAAGATTTCGATGCCTTTTAGGACCTGTTTGAAAAAAGTTAAGGCCACGCCCTGCTGGTTTTCCAGTGAGGGCGGCCTTATCCGTGATTTATATGTTCTTACAGGGAGTTATTTGCTTTTTCCATTAGTGCTTCTTCCAGAGTGATGTCAGCAGGAATCACACCGAGAAGGGCGTTTGCCATTGCAATGCGGTCTGCATGGGGATTGGACAGCATTGCAAGAATTTTTCCATTGTTGGAAATGAGAATATTTTCAGTTTCTGCAAGCCGCAGATATTTATCAAGATTTTGCTTTAATTCTGTGACAGTAATTACCATGCATTGGCCCTCCCGGTTATATCGAAATCAAAAAATTTTAGTATGGTTTTCATTATGAAAAACAAAAAAGAGGGCCCTCAGGTCCTCCCACGGTCTCAGTCCTCGCAAGTATCTGAAACCTGATCACTGTATAAAGTCTACCGTAAGGAATAAAAAAAGTCAATATTTTTAAACAAATGCAGGCTTTGGGAGGCATCAATATATTTTAGCACTATTTGGAAATCATAAAAGCCTCCTTCTCCTTGACTTGTGACCGAATTTAGGGTAAAATAAAGCCACAAGAAAGGAGGCGCTTTTATGCAGATTATTCCTATGCGTGATTTGAAAAACACGGTCGAGGTAGAACGGCGCTGTGCCGAAGAAAATGGACCGGTTTATGTAACGAAGAATGGATATGGCCGTCTGGTTGTCATGGATATTGAGTATTACGAACGGACCATGCAGAAAATGTACGAAGCGAAAACGATCATGGAAGGTTTGGAGGATGTAAAAGCAGGGCGGACTGTGGATGGAGAAAAAGCGATCAGCGATATAAGGAGAAAGTATGGAATCTAAATGGGGCTATCAGTTGACGCAGAAAGCGGATGCCGATTTGGATGACATTGTGGGATATATCGCTGTGGAACTGGCAAACCCAAAGGCAGCAACGGATTTTGTGGACAAATTGCAGGGGGCGATTGAGGAGGCTCGGTCTTTCCCGGAAAGCGGTTCTTTAGTCGTTAATGAATTTGTACCAAATACGGAAATCAGAAAAAAACTGGTGGGTAATTATATTATGTATTATCTGCCGGATTTTGATGAAAAAATGATTTTTGTCTTGCGGATTATTTATGGCAGACGGAATATGGATGAAATTTTGCGGCAGCTAAATGTATAGTGTTAAAAAAGAATAATGAAATTACACAATGCATCGGTCAGTGATATGATCGGTGCTTTCTTTATGCTCGGAAAAATGTTTATAGAATTTCCGGGCTTTTCTTTTGCACATTTTTAGGGGGTGAGGAACAGTGGCAAGCAGAATCAAGGGCATCACGATTGAGATTGGGGGCGATACGACAGGGCTTGATAAAGCCTTAAAAAACGTTAATTCGTCCATCACCCACACCCAGAGTGCCTTAAAAGATGTCAATAAGCTGCTGAAGCTGGACCCCGCCAACACAGAACTTCTCACACAGAAGCAGAAGTTACTGAAGGATGCGATTTCATCCACAAAGGAAAAGCTGGATGCCTTAAAACAGGCGCAGGCACAGGCGAAGGAGCAGCTGGAGAATGGTGACTTGGGGCAGGACAAATACGATGCCCTCCAGCGGGAGATCATCGAGACCGAGCAGGAATTAAAGCGGCTCCAGCAGGAGGCCGCAACTACCAGTACAGCCCTTGCTAAGATTGAAGAGATCGGCGGCAAGATGGAGAACATGGGAAATTCTATCGCCGGTATCGGGAAAACGATCATGCCGATCTCCACGGCGGTCGGCGGCCTGGGCATTGCGGCTGTGAAAACGGCTGCGGACTTTGACTCTGCCATGAGCCAGGTGGCGGCGGTATCCGGCGCGACCGGGGATGACCTGCAGTCTCTCCGGGATAAGGCCCGCGAGATGGGCGAGAAAACGAAGTTCTCCGCATCCGAGGCAGCGCAGGCCATGAATTACATGGCCATGGCCGGATGGAAGTCAAAAGACATGATCTCCGGTATTGACGGTATCATGAACCTCGCTGCTGCCAGTGGTGAAGACCTGGCGACCACATCGGACATTGTAACGGATGCCCTGACCGCCTTTGGACTGTCGGCTGCGGATTCCGGGCATTTCGCGGATATTCTGGCAGCGGCAAGCTCTAATGCCAACACCAACGTGTCCATGATGGGCGAGACGTTCAAATACTGTGCGCCGATTGCGGGTGCGCTTTGTTTCTCTGCGGAGGATACGGCAGAGGCGATCGGCCTGATGGCGAATGCGGGTATCAAGTCCTCCCAGGCAGGTACGGCACTTCGTACTATCATGAACAATCTTGCCGGGGAAGTGAAGATCAGCGGGCAGGCCATCGGGGATGTGACCATTGCCACAACGAACGCAGACGGCAGCATGAGGAGCCTGTCGGATATCCTGGCAGACTGCCGGGTTGCGTTTGGAGGTCTGACCGAATCCGAGAAGGCGCAGACGGCAGAATCCCTTGTGGGCAAGAACGCCATGAGTGGATTCCTCGCTTTGATGAACGCGGCACCTGCGGATATTGAAAAGTTAAGCGGTGCCATTGATAACTGTGACGGAACTGCGGAAAAGATGGCTGCCACCATGCAGGATAACCTGATGGGGCAGCTTACCATCTTAAAGAGCCAGCTGGAGGAGCTCGCTATTTCCTTTGGTGAGATGCTGATGCCTGCCATCCGTAACATTGTGACGAAAATCCAGGAGTTCGTGGATAAGTTAAACAGCATGGATGAAGGCACCCGTGAGATGGTCTTAAAGATTGGCCTTTTGGTAGCGGCGCTTGGGCCGTTCCTGGTGATCCTCGGAACCACGATAGCCAAGATCGGCACGGCTATGAAAGGGTTTGTACAGCTGGCGAACGGCTTTAACAAACTGAAAGTGGCGGTGCAGGGCGGCACAGGGCTGTTTGGAAAACTGGGAGCCGCCATTGGCGGTATCTCTGCCCCGGTTGTGGCGGTGGTGGCAGTCATCGGGACACTGGTGGCTGCATTTTTGCATCTGTGGAATACCAATGAGGGATTCCGGGAGGCCATCATTGGGACGTGGAATACCATCAAAGAGACCGTCAGCACCTTCTGCCAGGGAATCGTTGACCGGCTGAATGCCCTTGGTTTCAGCTTCCAGAACATCACAGAGGTGCTCTCGGCAGTGTGGAACGGTTTCTGTTCCCTGCTTGCCCCGGTCTTTGAAGGTGCGTTTCAGGCGATTGCTGTGGTACTCTCTACGGTGCTGAACGTGATCACCGGCATCTTAGATGTATTTATCGGACTGTTTACCGGGAACTGGTCGCAGATGTGGACTGGCATCCAGACAATCTTCTCCGGGGTATGGGAGGGAATCAAGGGCGTCCTTTCGGCAGCGGTCGGCATCATCCAGGGCATTGTCGATGTGTTCCTCGGCTGGTTCGGCACGAGCTGGAGCGAGGTCTGGACGAATATCAAGACCTTCTTTGAAGGTATCTGGAACGGCATTGTTTCCTTCTTCTCCGGTATTTGGGAGACCATCACAAATGTGGTGCAGACAGGAATCATGCTGATCGGCTCCATTTTGGGTGCTGCCTTCGACATTATCACGCTGCCTTTCCAGTTTATCTGGGAGAACTGCAAGGAAATCATTATATCCGCCTGGAACGCCATCAAGTCTGTGGTGTCTTCCGCAATCGGTGCGGTTTCCAGCGTGATCTCGTCCGTGATGTCCGTGATCCAGAACGTCATTTCGACTATCTGGACGGCAATCAGCACGAAAATTTCAACAGTGCTGAACACGATAAAATCCGTGGTGACTACCGTATTCAATGCCATCAAGTCGGTGGCGTCCAGTGTCTGGAACGGCATCAAATCTGCCATTTCTACTGTGGTGGATGGTATTAAGAGCAAGGTTTCCTCTGTATTTAACGCAGTCAAGAGTACGGTGACTTCCGTATTTAATGGCATCAAGAGTACCACCACTTCCGTTTGGAACGGCATCAAGACTGCCATTATTACTCCGATTGAGGCAGCGAAAAACACCATCAAGGGTATTGTGGATAAGATCACCGGATTCTTCTCCAGCATGAAGATTTCCCTGCCGCACATCAAGCTGCCGCACTTTAGGATTTCCGGCAGTCTGTCCATTGCGCCGCCGAGTGTGCCGCACCTGTCCATTGACTGGTACAAAGAGGGCGGTATCATGACACGGCCGACACTGTTTGGCATGAACGGCACGAACTTAATGGCTGGCGGTGAAGCAGGAGCAGAAGCAATTTTGCCATTGAAAGGTTTCTACAGCCAGTTGGAGAGTATCCTTTCTAACCGGATGGATACCAGCACGATGGAGCGCTACCTGTCTATCATTGCGGCAAACAGCAGCAAGGGGATCTATCTGGAGGACGGAACTTTGGTGGGGCATCTGCTCCCGGCCATTGACAGTAAGTTGGGGCAGATGCAGAAACTGAACAGGAGGTTGGGCCTATGAGACCAGATGTAAAACTGAATAATGTATGGATGTCTGGCCTTGGGTGGCTAAGGGAGAGCATTAACTTTCCAACTCCTCAATCCCAGAGTAATACCATTGTGGTGCCGGGACGGAATTCCCCGATCCGGTACACGGAAGCGTTGGGGCGGGTATCCTACCAGCCCCGGAGCTTTGAGATCATACTTTCCATGCTCGACACCAGAGTACAGTTCAACGCAAAGGTGGGTGAAATCGTGAACCAGTATGCGGGGCATCTGGTGAAAGTGGTTTGCAGCGAGGAACCGGGGCTGTATGCCATCGGCACACTGGAAATGGCCCCGGCCTATGATCCTCTGACCGGAAAAGGGCAGCTCACCATTTCCTGTTCCGATGGCGATTCCTACCGTTACCACGTGGAGGAGACGGTTATCACAGTGACAGGCGGAGGGAATGTCATTCTGGACAATGATTATATGCCTGTGGTTCCGGTCATCACAGCTACAGCGGAAACGGCACTCAGCTGGCAGATTGGTACGGACACCTTCCGAAAAACGGTCAGTTCCGGCACCTGGGAGTTTCCTGAAATGGAATTACAGGCCGGACGCAATACCATTTCGGTGACTGGCTCCGGGACAGTGACCTTCCGGTACCGGGAGGGATGCTTATGAGATTATTCCGTATCTATGTGGATGGGGCGCTGTTTTACCATCCGCAGTTATCGAAACTGGCAGTCACGGAGGCGAAGGTGGAAGAGGATGCGGAGAACATTGACAGCCTGACGCTGTCGGCCCCCTATAACCATCCGTACCTGAACAGCATTAAGCCAATGGCCTCTGTGATTGTCTGCAAAAAAGGAAATGAAACGGTCTTTGAAGGGCGGGCACTGGATGACGGCAGTGATTTTTATAATACCCATACCTGGACTTGTGAATCGGCTCTTTCCTATTTAAAAGACAGCCAGCAGCCGCCCTATAACTACAAGGGGAGCCTGAGAGGACTTTTTGAGTATTTCATAGCCGAGCATAACAAAAGTGTGGAAGAACAGAAACGGTTCCTTGTAGGAGAAGTAACAGTGACCGATAACAACGATTATGTTGCTTACAGCTGTTCGGACTATTCTATGACCTTGGATGCCATTAAGGATAAGCTCATTAAAACACACGGAGGGTATCTGCGCCTTCGGTATACTGCTGATGGGAAAGTATTGGACTATCTGGCAGATTTTACGGAAGCCTCCCTTCAAAAAGTGGAGTACGGGAAGAACCTGACCGATGTGAAAATCACGTTCGACCACACAGAACGGGTGACAGCATTGATTCCCCTTGGTGCAAAGATCAAAACCACGGATGAGGAAGGCAATGAGGTGGAAACGGACGATCGTGTCACCATTGAAGCCGCCAACGACGGAGTGAACTATGTGTTTGATGAGGATGCGGTCAAAGAGATCGGCTGGATATGGGCAACAGAAGTGTGGGAGGATGTGACGCTTTCTTCCAACCTTCTCAGGAAAGCAAAAGCGAGGATTTCAGAACTGGCGAAAGGCATCACCAGCATGGAGCTGACCATTGTGGATGAATCGGATACCGGGGCGGACATCGCAGATATCCATGCAAGGCAGTATGTGTACTGTTCTTCCCCACCACATGGGATTGAGGGGAGATATCTGTGCATCCAGAGGACGAGGGATTATTTAAACCCTTCTGGCAACACCATCACCATTGGGGCAAGCGGAATCCGTCTGACCGCTATCAGTGCAAAGCAGAATCAGAATTTAAGCACACTGGAGCAGGACATCTTAGGGCAGACGGAGAAGATCGAGAACATCTTCGGGAAAGTGGAGGATATCACCACAGCGAAGATGTACCGGACAGAGCTGGTGGTGGAAGGCACGAGCATCTTCCGGGATAAGGGACAGATGAGCAGGCTTTCCTGCAGGGTGCTGTCCTGGGATAAGGATATCACAGATACCCTTCCTAAATCTTCTTTTAACTGGCACCGGAAGTCCGGCAATGCGGAAACGGATGCCGATTGGGATGGATTGCATAAAGGAATGAAAAGCGTAACCATATCAACCGAGGACGTGTTCGATAATGCGTCCTTTTATTGTGAAGTCACCATTTAATTTGAAGGAGGAACACAAATGCCTACTATCTTAACATCCAGTCAGCAGACTTTCGTGGACATCACAGATCAGCGGAAACTGTCGGCTTATATCACATCCAATTTACCGAAGACGCAGAGCGAGGACCCGAATACTTTACCCCATGCCTATGCACCAAACTGGGCAACATCCCATCTGGTACTGACCCCGGTGATCTTCTTAGACCAGACCAACGTGGCCCTGGACGCATCGGGGCTAACGATTTCGTGGAAACGCAAAGACGGCACAGGGGCGGAATTAGCTCTTTCTTCAGGGGAGTCCGTGTCGGGCGGTATTTTGACGGTTAGCCAGAACAAGCTCTCCGCATCTTCCTCCGGCATGATCACTTATATCTGTTATATCAGTTACTATGATTCGGAAACGAAGAATACGGTCAATATTTCTTCTGACATTACCTATACGCTGGTAAAGAATGCGGAGAACGCAAAGCTGGCCTATGTGACTGCAGATACCTATGTGTTCAAATACAATACTTCATCGGCGCTGGTAGGTGCGACACAGGCCACCCTTTCTGCACAGGTGCAGGGTGTGACTGTCAGCAAGTGGCAGTATCTGAACAGTTCCGGTGTGTGGACGGATTACCCGACTACCTCGGACAATACCAGCATTACCGGCGGTACTTTGGTTGTGAAGCCCTCACACACGGTTTTCTTCAATAACGTGGCGCAGATCAAGCTGGTGACGGATGATGCGGATGTGTTCGACACCATTTCCATCACAAAGATGTATGACGGGGAGCAGGGACAGCCAGGGCAGGCAGGTGCCGGCGGCCTGTCTATCATCCTGGGTAATGAGGCACAGAATATCGCCTGCACCACGGGAGGTGCGGTACAGGCTGCCGTGGATGTGACGATTCCCTTTACCGGGTATGTGGGTATCACACAGACCGCCTGTACCTGTAAAGTGGGGACTCTGCCGACAGGGGTAACGGAAAAATCCAATACGGCTGCAACGGCATCCGCAGCAGGTTCCATTGTCCTGACGTTTGCCGCCAATGCCACCCTTGGCGGGGCATCGGTGCTGACGGGCACGATTGATCTGACCTTTACGATTTCAGGAAAGACTGTGGTGAAAAAGTTCGCCTGGACCAAATCCAACAAGGGCAGCAACGGGGCCAGTGCGGTTGTGTTCTCTGTTTACGCACCAAATGGAACGGTGGTCTTGAACCAGTCCGGTTCCCTGGTACTGGCGACTTCCGCCTACAGCGGCACAACGGAGATCACCACAGGTGCGACTTACCAGTGGTCGAAATACACAGCCGGAAAATGGACGGATATCAGCGGGGCAGCGTCTGATACGCTGACGGTTTCCGGCGCGGATATCGTGAATATCCAGTCTTACCGATGCACCATGACTTATGGTGGCAAGTCCTATGTGGATGTGATCACGGTGGAGGATAAGTCGGACCCCTATGTGTCGGAGATGTTATCCATCGGCGGGTTTACGGTCAAGAACAGCCTGGGCGGTCTGGTTCCCTATGTGATCGTCCGTACCAACCAGAAAGAAGTGGACGCACTGCTCGGCAATATCAGCGAGACACCACCTTCCACGCCGACAAGCGGAATGTTCTGGTACAAGATCGACCATACGGCGAAAACGGTCACGCTGATGAAATACAACGGCACGGCCTGGGCTGCGGCAACAGAAAAGCAGAGCCTGAATTACACCTGGTATAAGCAGGATAAGGATGGCAAGGAGGCGGCATTTGGCAAGACCGGAAAAGTCATCTACCTGTCTGCGGATGACATTGACAGTATTGCCACGCTGCAGTGTGATGTGTCCAATTAGGAGGTGGCAGGATGGCACTTTTGACAATCTGCCAGCACACCTTTCAGAACGTGCAGGCGTATGAGGATGCGGTGGAGGATGTGGAGGCGCTGAAGGTCAATGTGCGGGAGTGCTACTCGGAGATCACAAAAACCTCGGAACAGATACAAAGCTCCGTCCGGGAGACGTATCTCTCCAAGTCGGAGCTGGAGAGCATCCAGCAGGACTTCCAGGCAAGTATTACACAGAACAGCAGCGAGATCCGCATGGATTTTACACAGATCACGAATGAGATCATCAACAATGTGTCAGCCAACCAGACACTTTTGGAGGAATACATCCGGTTCAAAGGTGCTCTGATCGAACTTGGGAAAGTGGGAAATGCGTTCACGGCGGAACTTTCCAATGAGGAACTGGCCTTTAAGGAGAACGGGCAGAAGATTGCCTATATTTCCAACCAGAGTCTTGTGATCACAAACGCTGAAATCCGGAACAAGCTGTCCCTGGGCAATGAGAGCCGGGGATGGTTTGATTTTATCCCAAGGGCCAACGGGAACCTGTCCATCAAGTGGCGTGATCCGGTAGGATAACGGTAGTCTTTATTTTTGTGAGGAAGGAGGGAGAAGGATATGGCATCCAGCGGCAGTTTTTCCGGTTCCATCCACAGCGGGCATTACGTGCTGCGGGTGGACTGGACGCAGACAAAGAATGTATCCGCGAATACCAGTACCATCACGGCGAAAGCCTATCTGGTCAATGACTGGAGTTTAAGTATCAACGCACGGTCTGATAATAAAGTGACGATTGATGGGACTGCACAGACCTATGCATCCCCCGCCATCAGCAGTACGGGAACCCATCTGCTCGGCACGGTCACGCAGACTGTAAACCATGGCAGTGACGGAACTAAGAGCTTGACCATGAGCGCGGTGTTCTATATCCGTGCGACATTAAGCGGGACTTACTATGAGTCGATTACGGCAAGTGCCAATATTACGCTGGATTCCATTGCAAGGGCCTCCACGGTTTCCGCCTCCAATGTGGCAATGGGCTCCGCCACCACGATTGCTATCAGCCGTGCATCTTCTTCTTTTACCCATACGCTGACCTATGCCTTTGGCAGTGCCACGGGGACGATTGCCACAAAGACCACATCCACATCCGTGTCATGGACACCACCCCTTACGCTGGCAAACCAGATACCGAAGGCAGTGACGGGAACCTGCACGATTACCTGTACCACCTATAATGGAAACACCAGCATTGGAAGCAAGACCTGTACGCTGACACTGAGCGTCCCGGCCTCAGTAAAACCTACCATCACCAGCCTGACAGCGGCCAGGGTGGATGGGGCGGTGCCAAGTACCTGGGGGATTTATGTGCAGACAAAATCCAAGGCCACACTGACCATCAACGGGGCGGCAGGAAGTTACGGCTCCACGATTTCTTCCTATTCCATTACGGGCGGCGGGTACACCAGCACAGCATCCAGTTTTACTACGGGATTTTTAAATACCTCTGGCACGGTTACTTTTACGGCAACGGTGACGGATTCCAGAGGGCGTGTGTCAGCAGCGGCCACGGTGAGTATTTCCGTAGTGGCTTATTCCCCGCCGTCCTTTATCAGTTACCTTTCGCAGCGGTGCTTAAGCAACGGGACAGCCAATGACGACGGGACGTATATCCGGGGGCAGGTTTCCTACAGCTATGCCTCTTGCAGCAGTAAAAACACCATTACCCGTGCCACTTATTATAAAAAGGCATCGGATACCGCGTGGACGAATGCCAGCGCCGCTTTTAGTTCCGGTACGGCATTTACCTTTGGCGGCGGAAAAATCTCCACGGAGACTTCCTATGATATCAAATATACGCTGACGGATGCCTTTACCACCATTGCCATCCAGGACATCGTTTCCACGGCTGCCGTGGTCATGGACTTCAAAAAGGGCGGCAAAGGTGTGGCAGTTGGAAAGGTATCGGAGAAGGACAATACCTTCGAGGTTGCAGAGGATTGGGATGTCCGGGTGTATGGGAAACTTTTAAAAGATTATATCCAGTCCTTCATTAAGACGATGTATCCGGTGGGCAGTATCTATATGAGTGTTAACGCCACCAATCCGTCCGCTTACTTTGGCGGAACATGGGTGGCCTGGGGAGCAGGGCGGGTTCCTGTGGGCATCAATACGGCAGACGGCAACTTCAATACGGTGGAGAAAACGGGCGGTGCGGCAACGGTGGCACTTTCAGCAGCTCAGATGCCGGCCCATACACACGGAGTTGGTACACTGGCGGCAGCAAGTGCCGGGGCGCATACCCATAACCTGAAAAACCAGAAGGCCGCGTGGGGCGTGGATGGCGCAGGCAACCGTGTCATTGTGGATGCGACTTCCGGATATACGGCGCTGACCAACAAAGCGACAGCAAGTGCCGGGGCGCATACGCATACGATTTCCGGCTCAACGGCGTCAACAGGAAGCGGCAGTGCCCACAGCAACTTACAGCCGTATATCGTCTGTTATATGTGGAAACGGACAGCTTAATGAAATAAAGGGAACAGTGCGGGCTTCTTCGGAAGTCTTTTTTTGTACCGCAATGCGGTGGAAAGGAGTGGGGAATGACAGATGAACAGAAAAACAAAATAAAGGAATTGAGGATGAAAGGGATTGGATACCGGAATATTTCGTCTGAAACAGGCATCCCCCGTGACACAGTAAGGAGTTTTTGCAGAAGGAATGGCCTGGATGGATATGCCTCTGCTATTCATGCAGAAAAACCAGAAACGGATCAGAAAAACGGGAAGGAGGGACAGTGCCGGTACTGCGGTAAGAAACTGGAGCAATCTCCTACGGGAAGGAAGAAAAAGTTCTGTAATGAGGACTGCAGGAGGAAATGGTGGAAACTCCATCCTGAAAAAATTAATCGGAAACAGGATGCTTTCTATAAGGGAACCTGTGCGTATTGCAGAAGGGAATTCTTTTCTTATGGGAACAAGGGGCGCAGGTATTGCTCCCACGCCTGTTATATCCATGACCGCTTCTGGCGGGAGGAAGAGGGCCGGGAGGCATACATTGGCCCCAACACGCAGGCTGGATGATAGATAATTCCATATGAGATGCAAATAGGAAAATAGCGGCGGTCTGTATGGCAGCTGCTTTTTTTCATATTAAAAAAATTCAAAGAAAGAGAGGAAAAGAAGATGAAGAATTTTATTGAAACAGCACAGTACGCATTTGCAGCACTTGGAGGGGCGGTCGGGGCCGTCATGGGAGGTTTTGACGGTTTCCTGTATGCCCTGATTGTGTTCGTGGTGGTGGATTACCTGACAGGAGTTATGGTGGCGGTCCTGAATAAGAATCTGTCCAGCGAGGTGGGTTTTCACGGGATTTTTAAGAAGGTGGTTATCTTTGCACTGGTGGCGGTGGGGCATATCGTGGACACTTATGTGATCCAGAATGGCAGTGTCATCCGCACGGCGGTAATCTTCTTCTATTTGTCTAATGAGGGAATCAGCATTCTGGAGAACGCATCGGTCCTTGGATTGCCCGTACCACAGAAGTTAAAGGATGTATTGGAACAGTTGAAAGATGGAAAAGAGGGAGAGTAAGCATCGGGTTTCCGGTGCTTTTTTCTTTGGAAAGCGAGGATATGATTATGAAGTTGGTACAGAGTATTTTAACAAAGAATCCCTGCTATACGGCAGGGAGAAAGATTACAGTCAAGGGACTGATGCTCCATTCCGTGGGCTGCCCGCAGCCGAAGGCATCGGTGTTTATTAATTCATGGAACAACCCGTCTTATAACAATGCCTGTGTGCATGGTTTCATTGACGGCAACGACGGCACGGTATACCAGACTTTGCCGTGGAACCATAGAGGGTGGCACTGCGGTTCCGGCAGTAAAGGAAGCGGTAACAATAGCCATATCGGAGTGGAGATGTGCGAACCGGCGTGCATCAAGTACACATCGGGCAGTAACTTTACCTGCTCGGATAAGGCAACCGCAAGGGCAGTAGCAAAGCGGACCTATGAGTCGGCAGTAGAATTGTTTGCCATGCTGTGTAAGCAGTACAACTTAAACCCGACCGCTGATGGCGTGATTATCAGCCACAGGGAGGGACACAGCCGGGGCATTGCCAGCAACCACGGGGACCCGGAGCATCTGTGGAATGGACTCGGCATGGGTTACACCATGGATGGATTCCGCAAGGCGGTCAAGGCTGCCATGGATGGTTCTGGCAGTCCAGCTGGTACGGGAAGTTCCGGCTTGCATGCATCCGCCCTTAAAAATCTCTCCGAGGCAGATGTGATCGCCAAGGTAGGGCCGTTGTTTACCGAGGACCAGAAAGCAAGCGGTATCCTTGCTTCGGTATCCATGGCACAGTTCATCCTGGAATCTGGGTATGGCAAATCGGAACTGGCGCAGAACGCCAACAACTGCTTTGGGATGAAGAAATCCCTTTCCGGGAATACCTGGGGCGGTTCCGCCTGGGATGGCACTTCCATCTACACCAAGAAAACGCAGGAATACGAGAATGGTGCCTATGTGGCCGTGACGGCTGACTTCCGTAAATATCCGTCTGTGGAGAAATCCATTGCAGACCATTCCGCATATCTTTTGGGAGCGAAGAATGGCACGAAACTGCGTTATGATGGTCTGAAAGGCTGCACGTACTACAAGAAAGCGGCGCAGATTATCAAGGATGGCGGGTATGCAACCTCCCCGACCTATGTGGAGAACCTTTGCTCCATCATTGAGAAGTGGAAGCTGACACAGTATGATGCGGCAAATGCCGGAACTGCGGAAGTGTGGTACCGTGTGCGTAAGACCTGGGCGGATGCAGCATCGCAGAAGGGCGCATTCCACAGTCTGGAGAATGCGAAGAAGTGTGCGGATGAGAATGCCGGGTATTCCGTATTCGATGAATCCGGTAAGAATATCTACACCGGGAAACAGAACGCTTTTCAGCCATATCTGGTGAAGGTGTCTGTTTCTGACCTGCGTATCCGTAAAGGCCCCGGCACCGATAAGACCAAGACCGGGAAGTACACGGGAAAGGGTGTCTTTACGATTGTAGAGGAAGCGGACGGCCCCGGCGCATCCAAGTGGGGACTTTTGAAAGCGTACCAGAAGAACCGCGATGGCTGGATTTCGCTCGACTACGCAGTGAAGTGTTAAGGGACTGGTTAGGCGGGATTTTTCCCGTCTGGCCTTCTTTTTTTCTGTCTGGATAAGTTTGGACAGAGTGAAAAAAGATGCGGTGGAAACAGCGGAATTGCTTGACTTTTGGGGACTTTAGAGTGATAGATAGACTACCAAAAAAGAAAGGAGTACTTATTAAATGGTGATTGCAGGAAAGATAAACCGGGTGGCTTTTTACTGCCGTGTGAACCACCGTGACAGGGATTATGAAAAGTATCTGGACGATATAATGAAACGGCTGGAAGAAAAGTATGGTAAACAGAAATGGGATTTGCAGATATTCTTTGAAGAGGCATCAGGAGCAGATCCGGACAGAAAAGAATTCAACCGTCTGAAAATGGAGATTGCTGCAAAGAAGATTGATGTGGTTGTTACTATGAAGGCTGCCACGATTGCCCGTGACTGGGGACAGTTTATAGAATTCATGGCGATTTGCAGCAAAAATAACGTGGAAGTGCTGTGTATTGATGAGATAGAGGATGCACAGGCCATTTTCCAAAGGATTCAGGAGTTTAAGAAAATGTTTTTTGAAAGAAGTGGTGTACCGTGCGAGTAGAAGCGATTAACAAATGTCCAGTTTCAGTCTTACAAAAGAAAAGGGTATGTGCTTATGCCAGAGTCTCCACAGACAGCCGGAGGCAGGAAGATTCGCTGGAAAATCAGACAGCAACCTATGAGAGGCTGATCAAAGGAAATCCGGAATATGAATTTGCCGGTGTATATGCAGACCAAGGTATCTCCGGCTACTGTGAAAACCGTCCGCAGTTTCAGAAAATGCTGGAGCGGGCGAGGGCAGGAGAGCTTGATCTTATCATTACAAAATCCATATCAAGGTTTGCAAGAAATACCGTCACCGTTCTGAAGTTCGCAAGGGAACTGAAAGAACTGGGTGTCGGTATTTTTTTTGAAGAACAGAAGATAAACACTCTTTCAGGGGACGGCGAGATGATGCTTGCCGTCCTCGCTTCTTTCGCACAGGAAGAAAGCAGGAGCATGAGTGAGAACAATAAATGGTCTATAAAAAAGAAATTTGAGCGTGGCGAAGTGATGATCAACACCACACGCTTTTGCGGATATGACAAAGACGAATACGGTGATCTGGTAGTAAACCGGAAGGAGGCGGTAATCGTCAGGCTTCTGTTTGATCTTTACCTGATGAATGTTGGGTGCAGCAGGCTTTCCGATCTGTTGAATTATCTCGGTGTCAAAACCATGACGGGTAGCCAGTGGGAGAGCGGGACGGTTGGCGGGATGCTTTCCAATGAGAAATATAAAGGCGATTTCCATTTGCAGAAATATTACACGCCTCCTACACGGCGAAATGTGACCCGGAGGAACCGGGGAGAGGTACAGAGCTATTACATTTCTGAAAACCATGAGCCGATTGTTCCGCCGGAAATATGGGAGCGGGTACAGCAGAGGAAGGAACAGACCAAACGGGAAAGGAACATCGGGCAGGACGGCACAAAGAAATTTCAGAACCGTTATCCGTTAAGCGGGCTGCTGATCTGTCCATATTGCGGCAGGACACTCAGAAGGAGGCAGGTTTACAAGAAAAAAATCCAATGGCTGTGCAGTACCTACATTGAAAAAGGGAAGAAAGCCTGCAGAGGCATCCGTGTGGATGACGAGGCACTTACAGGATTGAATATCACGGAGCAGACAGTAATTGAGGAGGTAATACAAAATGGCAAGAAGCATTACTGTTATACCCGCAAAGCAAATTTCGACCGCGGAATCAGGAACCGTGCAGGCTGTACGGAAACTCAGGATGGCAGCGTACTGCCGGGTATCAACCGACCAAGAAGAACAGTTATTAAGTTATGAGAATCAGGTCAATTATTACACAAACTATATCAGTGAAAATCCGTTGTATGAATATGCAGGGACCTATGCGGACGAAGGCATCTCCGGCACTAACACCAAAAAGAGGGATGAATTCAACCGCATGATCGCTGACTGCAGGGCGGGGAAAATTGACATGATCATTACCAAGTCCATTTCCAGGTTCGCAAGGAATACACTGGACTGCCTGAATTATGTGAGGGAACTGAAGGATTTAGGGATTGGCATTATTTTTGAAAAAGAAAATATCAATACCCTTGATGCAAAGGGGGAAGTGCTGCTGACCATCCTTTCTTCATTGGCGCAGGATGAGAGCCGTTCCATTTCAGAGAACTGCACATGGGGAATCCGCAGAAGGTTTGAAGCAGGAAATCATAAAATGAGTACCAAGCGCTTCCTCGGTTATGATACGGACGAGAACGGTAAGCTGGTTATCAACAGAAAACAGGAACCGATTGTAGTGCGGCTGTATCAGGAATTCCTGGATGGAAAAACAGCGGACTATATCAAGCGGATCTTTGAAAGGGAAGGAATAAAAAACTGGAATGGCGGTACAAAGTGGCAGGCTACTACGCTGACTAATATGCTTCAAAATGAAAAGTATAAAGGGGATGCCTTGCTTCAGAAAAGCTATACGGTGGATTTCTTAACCAAGAAGCGGGCACAGAATAAAGGGGAAATCCAGATGTTTTATGTAGGGGATGACCACGAAGCGATTATTCCAAAGCGGGTTTGGGAGTGCGTACAGCTTGAAATAGAACGCCGGAGAAAATATCTGGAGGAGCATGGGACAAACTCCTATTCCCACCGGCCGGAAAGCAACCCGTTTGCTTCAAAAATAGTCTGCGGAACTTGCAATAAGGTTTTCGCAAGGAAGGGCTGGCGCAGCAGCACTGGGTTTGACCGCAAAATATGGCAGTGCAGCGAACGGTATAAAGTCAAAGGTGTTATGGGATGTTCCAACCGCCATGTGGAGGAAGAAACACTGGTAAAGGCTTATTTGATGGCATGGAATGCTCTGGTAGAGAACCGGGAGGTTTTTATGGAGCGTTGGAAGGAACAGATGCAGAGTGAGGATTTGCTGGAAGGTTACCGGGCGGAGAAGTTCATAGAGTACACGGATGGGGCGCAGCCTTTGAAGGAGATGGATACGGACTTCATGCTGAAAACGCTGGATCACATCAAGGTTTTTGAGGATGGCACATTGCTGGGGGTGTTCTTGGACGGGACGGAGATTGAATGTAAAGGTGAAGTAGAGTAA